ATATAGATACCAGCTAAATTGAATATCATACGCCCCATATGACTGGTATACCCGTACTGTGAAACATACCATTTTTCTTGAATTGGTAGTAAAAGGCAGTCTAATTTTGGTTCCTAGAACGCCTTGTCCAGCAGTTAAGTATCTGGCACCTACTATTGCCCCCATCGTAGTATCAATAGGCTGTTTTCCATCTAGCTCAGATTGAAGATTAGTAACGTTAGCTATAGAGTGGGTATGGCTAGAGGCAGCAGCTCCAATCTCAGCTACTGTAGGCCATCGAGTAGCATAGATAGGAATACCGCTTAAATCACTCCAAGCATGGGTATGCGTAGTAGCTGCGGCTCCTACTTCAGCAGCAGTTAAACTCCCCCAAGACATACTACCAGCAGTGGCACCTGCTTTAAGTACTTTACCATTGCTTACTGTACCAGTAGCAGGAACATGCAAGCTGCCATCCGAGGTTGGATGAGTATACACAGTATTCGTATCCACCCAAGGTACGTTTACTACAGCGTTACCAGAAGCATCCAACTGTATTGAATAGCTTCTACTTGCAGTAGCTGACACAGCATTAGCAGCTACTGTTTGGGCAGTAGCACTTACTTTAACCCCACCAATAGCACTCGAAGTTGCAGTAGGTAAGGTGTAATTATTAGCCCCTGAAGCAACACTATCTAGTTTAGTTTTATCCGCAGCAGACATAAAACCGTTGACCGCAGTTGTTGCTACACCATGAGCAGCTCCTGTACTTCCAACGTGAGAAGACGGAGCAGCATCTGTAATACCGTAACCTGCCAGTGTAGTGGGATTACTGCCGTTTGTAACATGCCCGTTAGCATCTACTGTAACCACGGAGTAAGTGCCCACAGTTACCCCTGATGCAGGGTGGGTGTAGACAGTATTTGTGTCTGACCAAGGCACGTTGACTACTGCCTGTCCAGCAGCATTCACTTGCACCCCATACGTTTTACCCGCAGTAGCACTAACAGCGTTAGCAGCCACTGTCTGTACGGTATCTGAGAAAATCTCAATACCCCCCCTTACCGCAGAAGTAGCAGCAGGTAGAGAGTAGTTGTTAGCATTGGCTGCAATATTATCTAACTTGGTTTTATCTGCACTACTCATGAAACCGTTAGCACCAGTAGTAGCAGTACTGTGGATATGGGACTCGGGTGAGTAACTGCCCGCTGGTTGTGCCCCAATATCCGCAGGGGTTGGTTTGTTGGTGGCACTATACTTAGCATCTAAAGCTGACTGCAATCCCGTAGTATCTGCTATGGTATGGGCATGAGCCAGAGGAGTACGGGCATCACTTAGCCTTGCATCATTACCCTGACACGCAGTTCCAGCAGCAGTACCGTAGGCCACTGCCCAAGTGGTTGCAGCAGCTCCGTTATAGTTAGCCCCTGTTAAACCTGTTCCTCGGGTAAGAGTGAAAGGACTTGCAGCAGTAACAGTGATATTTGCACTACCATCGAAAGCCACTCCATTAATGGTTACGGTATTCTGCAATTTAGTAGCAGAAACAGCATTAGCCGTGGCATCTAGTTTTGCATCTAATGCAGCAGCCAAGCCGCCAATGTCAGAAGTAACCAATGCTCTCCATGCAGCACTTCCCGCAGTAGCTCCTGCAACCAAAGCTTTACCATTACTGGTTGTGCCTGTAGCTGGAACGTGCAAGTTTCCATCTGTCGTTGGGTGGGTATACACCGTATCAGTAAAGACCGCATTGGAAGGCACACTCTTATCAATGGTGTATGGACTATATTGAGAAGTCCCCGCAGCACTGCCTGCCACTATCACCTTGTTAATGGCAAAGGTGCCTGTAGGAGCAGCCAATGCCCCTACCTCACTTGCACTCAGGGTAACAGCTCCTGTCTTCCCTTGGACACTGGCTACTGCATCGGTGTTATCCACCTTGTAGAAGCTATCTGTGCTAGCAGAGAAACGTAAATCGTCTCCTACCAAGAAGCTAATACCTCCCGCTGTACCTGCCACTGTAACCTTCCAGAACGCAGATACAAGAGCAGTACCGCCTTCAGGTAAAGGTCTGGTAGGTTTAGCAGGGAAAACGCCTGTGGATGCATCCCAAGCACCTTTATCCACAATACCGCCAGTAAGGGCAGCAGCAATAGCTTGACTTTCATTTTTAGCCGCTTCAGCCAATGAAGCATTAGCAGCAGATTGCACAACATCATTGCCAGTCTTCACAGCATCCGCAGCAGTTTGCGTAGCTTTAGCAATAGCAGTATTCTCACTGGTTTTTGCTGCAACCTCACTTGCCTTACTTGCAGTTTCGCTTGCTTTGGCCGCAGTCTCACTTGCCTTACTAGCAATCTGTGAAGCCTTGGCAGCATTCTCACTTACCTTGGCGGCATTGGCACTGGATAAGCTGGCACTGGCTGAAGTTGAAGAATCAGCCGCAGCCTGAATACTTTCGCCTTTGGATACTTCGGCAGCATTGGCATAACCACGGGCTAATTCAGAGTAGTTATAAGAAGATGTGGAGTTAGCAATAGCATTTGTTTCAGCAGCTTTTGCAGCAGTCTTGCTCGCTTCAGAAGCTTCGGCATTAGCCAAAGAACTCAGCTCAGAAGAGTAAGCAGCAAGCTCACTCATTTTGGCCGCATCTTGAGAAGCTTTACTCGCTACCTTAGAAGCATTTGCAGCAATCTCACTAGCACTCGCAGCCTCTTTACTTGCCAAGGCAGAAGCAGCATTCGTAGTCGATGTTTGTGCATTGGTTGTAGTAGTGGTGACTGCTTGACGAATCTCAGTCATGTACGTAGGCACAGCCTTAATAGCATCAATATCGTTAGCCACAATATCGACGTTATCTGCACTGGCACTTACACGAACCACGGAGCTAAGGATAGAACTCACGGACTCTACTGCATCAATGGAAGCAGCTACCTTATCCACTGAAACCACGGAGGTAGCTACAATATCCAAAGCATTAGCAGACAAGGCCAGCCTATCTACATTGTTTGCTGAATCAGCTACTCGTTGCACTGCCTGAATATGCTCAGCAACTAACTTAATATCTTCGATGTTATGAGATACCACCACAACATCACTGACGTTGTTAGCAACCACTACCACGTCATCAGCAATACCTGAAACGGTAACCACGTTAGTAATCGAATTGGCAACTACAACAATATCGTTTAAATGGGCTACTACGTTTTTGAATCCGTTATCATCTAAAATAAGGGTGAGCTTTTTGAGCATCTCCATATTATCAGCCACAAGGACAACTTTATCGTATCCTGTGTTGATATACTTATTAATATCAATAGCTTTGCCTTTAGGTTTGACTGTTCTCATTATGCCCATCCATTTGTATCAACTAAAAGATTAGTGCTGTCCACGCTATTCTGAGATAAATTGCGAGTTTCCACTTCAGCACACTTAGCATCGAATAATTGCAATGCTCTTAGAGACTCCGCTTGTGCTTCCTGACTACTTCTTGTTTTATGCACCCTGTAGGTGATGTAATACAACAGTGCTTCATACAGGTATACAGGAACGCCAATGACTTTAGCATTCTCATCTATCCCATACTCAATACGATTGGGCGCAGCACGATATATCAAGGATATGGCAAAATCCCCACCAGCAAAAGGCACTTGGATACTCGTATAATCAGGAGTAAAGATAGAGTTATATTCGTTTAGATTGTTGATAGGAATCCTACAGCCCATTTCATCATAACAATCTTCAATCCGAAGTACGTCTTCTTGGAAAGGAGCAAAGGGGGAATCAACAATATACTTATATTCCTCAGTAGATTCAGCATTAGTCACAGCAAATTTTCTATCGAAAAAGTACTGAGATATGTGAGGGTATAACTGAATCGTGACTTCTTTTTCACGCAGAGGAAATTTAGTGTACAGAGCAATCAATGCAAAATTGAGGTGGCTAATAATTTTGCGTTTAGCCACATCATCTAATTGACCAGCACTGCATTCAGAATCGGAGCCAGTCAAATTTATTTGGCTTAGCTCCCCGTAGTTTAAATCTTCATAAAGTTGACGTAGGCTGTAGGCAGACATAGGGTAAGCTCCTTAATAACTTACCCATTAGTTTACACTAAGAGTTTACACTAAGTAAGACTCTAATCCTCCGCCTGTTTCCTCTTCATCATTCCCTAGCACCCAACCAATATCAGGGTTATAGCTTTGGGTTTGAGAAGGACTAGGCTTCCATGCATTCATTACTGTCAGCATGGTAATCAAGTCGCAGGCGTCATCATGTTCAGACTTAAAACCTTCGGTGGTGGCCGAAGACAATTCATCAACCATTTCCCTAACCAACGGGTCTTTTTTGTATTCCTCGGGCAGGTAGATAAGTCCCAACTTGAACCAAGGCACAGCAGTAGCGGAGAACCGATGAAACTTGTTTGAGGTATAACGGATACCCGCAGAACCACCATTGCTGTCTGAAGCCAAGTTAAAAAAGATGTTCCTCTCCACCATCTCACGTTGTATCCATGAGATGAAGCCTCCTTGTTGCCCTGTCACTTCTACCCCAACTGACTTGGGCGAGTACATTTGACAGAGCTGGAATAGGTCATTGATATTCTTATCCATGGTCTGCCTTTTGCATATCCCATCAATCAAGAACCACTGCCCAATATGGTTATAGGCAAATACCCCAATAGTACTAAAGTCGGCACTCTCTTTCTCAGATACTGCGAAGTCTGTCACGATATACACGTTGAAGTTAGAGAGATTGCGGATAAGTGCTGCTCGGGAGAACCAACGAATATCACCATCCTGTACAATACGGTTTTCCTCAGAAGAAATACGGAGCATAAGCTCTTGGTTAAATGCCCCTATCTCACCGTTGTCCAATAGCGTTTCATACTCGTTTTTCACGAAGTCATAATTGAAACGGTCTTCCCATGCACCCCTAAATTCCTCCCTTGAACAAGGGAATTTCTCACAGATAGGGTAAACAGAGGTGTGCCATGATGGACTACCTGCTGCTTTATACAGTGGGTCTTTCTTGTTGAAAGGTGTACCAGTCCAAATGATTTTCCGTTTCCTCGGATGCATCGCTTGACGGGCAGCTTTATAGATAATGTTACGTATGTCTTTGATAATGGTGGGAGATTCAGCGTTTTTATCCGACATCAAGTCGTCAAAACCACAGAAAGTAGGACGCTTACCATACTCTTTGAATCCCCGTACACCTGTATTGGCACCAAAGCCCCTGATACAGAAGCTCTTACCGTCAATATTTTTGAATTCCCAACGGGAATCAGTAAATCTTGTATAGGGTATGTACTTTCTGAGGAACTCAGAGTTGTTATAACGGAACTCCAAGTTATTCCTCATGTTCTTTACACCGTTTTCCATGGTATCGGAGATGTACATTGCTACATCCACTACACCAAAATCGAAAAACTCACCATAAACAGCAATATAAAGGTAAACATACTCATGTAATGCAGTGGTTTTAGCACTACCCCTGAAGCTCACAAAGAGGTTATCAGAGTTGGCAATGGCTTGGTCAATCATGTGCATATGAATTACAGGGGATTTGTTCTCTTCCCCCTTAGAACCATTGACTAACTTGATGAAGTTAATGAATTTGATGGCATTAACGCTAGGCACATAGAGGTTATTCAAGAAATGGTAATCTACCTCCTTGAGCAACTTCTCTAACGACTTGTTAACACTATCATCCTCCTCCACTGAGGGGGTGTTTATTTGAGGAATTACCTCCTCAGGAATCTCTTTAACAGCAAGAACGTTATGCATTCTTTATTCCTCGGTAATTTCTTCGTATTCAGCCTGAATAATTTTCTGTTCTGCTACTGCTTTAGCATTACCATTACCATCAAGAATACTTTGATGTTGTTGCTGTGCAAATTGAGAAGTTAATTCCCTTAATTCACGCATAGCATCAGACTCTTTAACTTCAACACTAAGTTGAACTTTAGCTGCTTCAGGTCTTTTAAGATGCGTTAATAAACTATTAGCTGCATCACTACGAACTTTAGGACTAATACTGGTATCCATCATTAAGGATACTTGAACATTAATAGCCTTCTGATAATTCTCCGCATTGATTAACCAAACAGGAACCAAAGACTGCTCATAAATTAAGTTTACTAACTTGGATTTATTATAAGCAGATACGTAAGTGGCAATATCTTTTTCAGTTACACCACTATTAACGAAGTTATTATACTTCTCAGGGAAGGTTTTTACATAAGCCCTGATATTACTATCACCCATGGACTTATAACTAACATACCTTACAGCATCAATGTACCCTTCTAACTTAAATTTACCCTCAGAAAGGACACTTAAATAACCAAAGATATTATCCCGCATCATCTCTGCTGTATGTGGGTCAGCTACAGCCTTATTAAGTTTCTCCATAAACTCAGGAGTAACCCTAGCCTGTAGCTCTCTAGGGATAGCTTTCCTTACTTCAATCTCTTCAATGACCATCTTTTTGGCTACTTTAGACATACTCTTACCTTTTCTTTTTGAAATTTCTGCTATAGGATGAGTATAGTAACTAAAACAAAGTAGAATACAACCTATCTTGCTTTACTACTCCGATGATAAGGTGGGTTTTAGCCCTTAGAGAATAGGGACTCTAAGGGTTCTTTTTTTAAGAATCCATATTAAATATTTACTTAAGCCTATATTTAGTATGTATTTTTCGGCAGGGTGAGCCCTTATGGTACATTGAACCAACGACAAAGTACATTCAATAAAATTGAATCTCTCAACTAGACAGTAAGGAAAATTTAATGACTAAGTTTAAGAAAAAGCCCGTCATCATTGAAGCTACTCAATGGTTTAAGAACGGAGACCATCCCCTTGACTACAGTAAGTCACACGATGGATTTGAGGGTGGAAAGCTGCGCGTATGCACTGTGGAAGAGCGTAAAGCCAACGGGTGGGAAGGGGATATTGTTAGATACTTTAGAACCCCTGAAGTATCAGGGGAATCCACCTGTAAGCATTGTGGCTTAACTATGCATGAGCATGGTTGGATTGATACTTTGGAAGGCGGCCATATAGTCTGTCCTGCTGACTGGATTATCACAGGGGTTAACGGTGAACACTACCCTTGCAAGCCTGATATATTTGAAAAGACTTATGAGCCTGTGCCTAGCGGGAAACACCAACAAAGTAAAAGTGACATACTCAAATATTTCACTTACGCCCATCTACCAGATGCCCTAAAAGAAGTTAGCAAACCGCTATCTGAAATAGCAAGTATGCTGGATGAGTCACTGCCTAACTGTGCTGAAAAATCGGCTGGGTTGCGCAAACTACTCGAAGCTAAAGACTGTTTTGTACGTGCTAGGATGGAGAATAAGTAAGTAGAATAGCACTGAATAATAGCAAGAAGCCCTCAAATCAATCCATAGATGAGAGTTCTCTATTATCCCTATGCCATCGTATAGGCTATGTAGAGAACTCTTCTTAAAATCGTTCCTATGCGTTTTAAGAAAATTCCCATAACCAAAGTAAGTAACCAAAGAAAGGATTTATTTATGACTGAACAAGTAACTAAGCAAGTAACTAAGCAAGTCGATACACAGGCTACACCAATACGTGCTCATTCATGCTCAGTGGACTACCTAACCAAAGAGTTAGTAGAGTACATCCTCAATGAGTATGAACCCATGATTAAGGCTCATAATACCGATGATGCTAAACGGGTATTACCTCAACACATCATGGATAAGATTGATACCATTGAAATGGTTACTCACGTTACTCTCACAGGTAAGGTACAACGAACAGTTGTAATCAATATGATTAATGGATTCGGTGTTACTGGTGAACCTTCTGTCTCTGTTAGTGTTGAGAATGGTAGAAAAGCTATTGGCACTAGAATAGCATTAGAAAATGCTGTTAATAAGATATGGCCATTGGAAGGGTATATGAAATGTCAGGAATTATATGAGGCAAATTTAAACAAGTAATAATTATTTACTGAATAGCTCTATAAATAATAGAGCTATTTTTTTTTTTAGTATGGAAATATTTAATATTTTTTTTTATTCGGGGTTTTCAAAATTATGGTCTAGGAGTATGAATGTAGTACTCCTACCTTAGTGTATCTAATTAACTAAGTACTCCCCCCCTATCTTAATGCGCTTCGCTTATTCTAGGTATACCCCTATGTATATCATTCATTAACTTTAAGTAAGGAGTAATCAATATGTCTTCTATCTCTCGTGTATGGAATGCAGCATGTAATTCAATAGTACGTGTATTCAGTACTATTGATAAAACATTAGCATCAGTAGAAAACGTAGCTACCATTGGTGAGAAATTCACTAAAGGTATGGTAGATGAACAAGACCTTCTGATTAAGAAACGTCTTGAAGACCTCAATAAAAAGGTCGATAAGAAGTATGAACAAGAGAAGTCTACTTGGAATATCTAAGTAACTCTAACCCTACCTAATGGTAGGGTTATTAACTCTTAACACAAACACAAACACATAACACATTATGATAGTCTGATATACTCTTAAGACTATTTAGTTATATAAGATATATCTTGTATAGTCTATCTATTATCTTTATAAGTATACATATCTATGTCAATAGGTATTAGATATATATTTATATATTGCTTATTACTAATGTATATTCTACTCACTGTATATATAGAGTAAGTAATTGAAGTAAGTGTATATTTACTGTATTTATCATATCTATCTAATATCATTATCTCTATTATCTTTACTCCTCTATTCCTCTTTGTCAATACTGTTCACCTATACATTACTGACAATCTATACATATAAAACATATTAAAAACACTGTATTTAATTCCCCTAATCCTAAGTAAAATTCCTTTAATTACTACTGTTTATATACATACTGTATATCCTTACAGTACTCTTTATATAATCTTAATGTAAAGAGCATGAATAAGAGCATTGTAAAAAGCATGTCTCTCAATCCTCTGATACTCCTCAATACTCTTCTTCTTTAGTGTCTTTATGACACTAATTAAAAGCTATCGCTTCGCTCATTATTGGTAATGACAATGGTGTCATTACCTCGTAACTATTCAAGTGAGGTGTATACCATGGCTACAAAAATTCTGCGTGCTTCAAAAGCTGCTGCTCCTGCTGCTTCTGCTACTCCTGTAGCAGGAGCTAACATTTGGGAGCAGCACGCTGCTGGTGGTGGTGCAAGTGCTCAATCTCAAACTCAGGTGTACCTGAACGTTGAGCTTGAGGTTGCTCCTAATGTCTTCGTGCGTATGCCATTGAATTGTCCTGTATCTGAGGACATTCGTGGTATGGGTGCAAATCAGCGTAAGCTGATGGAAATTCTGCTGGATAAGGCAGAAGCTGCGGTAACTGAGGATGATTTGGTAATCAAATGTCCTGTCCGCTTAACCCTGTTCGTCAAAGGTTCCAATGAACCTGATGCAACTGGTTGGTCTATCTAACCATTTAGCGAGTGTTCCTCATCATCCCTTGTGGGTGGTGAGGAATTCTTTTTTCGTGTCTCCTGCTCTCTTTTAAGAGCTGCTGAGCCAAAGAAAAATAGCTATCAGATAGCAACACATCTAACAATCACCGAATAGATAGCAACAGCTTAGCGAGTATATGTATACCTCGCGCTTCGCTTCTTTTTGGTGTTTGTCTATGCCTATCAGCTATCAACTCAAGGAGCATATATGGAACTATTTATCAGTGTATTGGAATGGTTTAACCAAGGTATCAATTCACTATTCGTACTGGCAGCATTGCTAGGTACTATCGGTGTAACAATCGTTATCTATTGTAAATAATAAGGACTTAGCTATGAGCTATAAAACAGACCGTTTAAAGAATCAATTAAAACTGTGGGCAATTGGAGCTATGCAAATACTCCTAGTGCTCACAGCTATCCTATCCCTAACGGTATTGCATGATGCAGTCAAAGACGCTATGGCAGTGCAAGCCAAAGAAGGGGAATGCATTGCTAAGTTCATTAGCTTAGGCATCCCAAGAGAAAACATTATCGTCAAAGAAGGTACTTGTTACCTGAAGCAGTAGTTCAGTTAAGTATTATTGCAGAATTACGCAACGTTAATGATGCTCAGCACAATAAAGGAATCTAATCATGCTTAAATATAGTCATGTAAGAGTGTGCGCTTCATGCGAATGGGTATTTAAGTCTAAAAATCCTAAATGCCCTAAATGTAATTTTGGTTCTTATGCAGCCGTTAGAGTATATGGCAAAAAAGCCTATGACTTTATCTACTCACAAGAACCATGGAAAGAACGTAAAATAGCTAACTACTCACTACAACTCGATAGAGAAATAGTGGCATCTACCCCTAAAAAACCTGCTAAGAAAGCTAAGGAATTACCATGGAATCCGCTTACCCTGTCCTAATTATTACTACATTCATTGTATTACTTAATTACATTCGTGTATTAAAGAATCGTACAAAACAACTTCAAAATAAATTAGTGCTAGCAGACCGTTATATAGCAAGTCAAACATTCCATATCATCGTATTGGAAGGAACCATTGAAAGGATGGTACAAACAGAAAAGGAAACTAATCATGAATCTAATAGCTAATTTTATAGGCTATGTAATTAGCCTAGGCATCATATTTGGTGCTGTCTACATTATGCTACCTATATTCGGTTTCATCTTTATTGCAGGTGCAATTACTTGCGGTATATTACTAGGTGGATGGTTAGCTATAACTATTCTCACCGTTATAGTTAACTTTATATTTGAAAGAAAAAAGGAGTAAACAATGGACTTACCGATGCGTGAACATTACTACTATGAAAAAGATAGAGTAAAAGCTAAACCCGCTAATAAATTCATAGGCCGTGGAACATTAACCAGTTCTACTAATTGGTATGCTACTCACTTACCAAAAGAAATAGTTAACTGCGGCCATTACGAAGCTTCAGACATTGTATTTATCAGTGCTGAAGGTAATCGTCCTAATCGCCAACTCATTGATGTAAATGAGATTACCTTAGCTGCCAATGCTAACGTAAGATTCATCACTGATAATACTCATCACCGCACAAGTAATTTCAATGTGGGAGAAAGAGAAGTGGCAAACCTATTAACATCCCTAGGATATACAGCTAAAGATTATCCTCAAGGGGCAATGTGGAGTAAAAAGAAATGAGCTTAGAACTATTAGCCAAAGACCATGAACTCAACTTACTCAGAAGTGCTTATGGTTCCCTAATCGAACAACCAATGAAATTCCTTGAAACCATTGATGTTGAAAAACTACCAGTTGATGACATCACTAAAATATTACTCGATAAATGGTTAAATGAAGACCATAGCGAATTAATATACAAGATGACCGCTAGGGTAATATTGAATACTTCAGTAACTGCCCAAGCATTAACAGGTATGATGTTTAATAAAGTCAGAAACAATTCTATCAAAGGCATTATCATTGACTTAATGTTAAATGCTTTATGCAAAAATACGTTTATCAAAGTAAAAAGAATAGGGATGTATTTACATTTCTATTCAACCAATAAACTCAGCCAAGAAATACTCGATAAGCAAAAAGAATTGAGCTATGTATTGCCATCAGTCGAATTACCTTTATTGGTAAAAGACAATAGGCATATAGGATATAGAACAATTAATGAAAGCATTATTTGTGGGGGTGAATTAAAGCATTATGATTTACCCCTTAACTTATCCCATATCAATAAACTCAATCGTAACCCTTACCGAGTAGAAACTCGTATTCAATTCCTAGTACAGCCTAAATTTGACCCTACACCAAAGGTCAAAGATGATGGTAACTATGAAGACGAAAAAGATATTAGTAAACGCTATGAATCTTGGAGTCGATTAATCAATGAATTGCCAAGTAAAGTGAATACTATTGCCCTTCAAGGTAATAGATTCTATATCCACCATAAATATGACAATGGTGGAAGAACCTATACAAAAGCATTCCATTTTAATTACCAAGGTATTAGCTACCTTAAAGCTATGGTGCAATCAGCTAATAAAGAATTAGTAGCACCAGATTTCTAATCAATATTAAGTCTTCCCAACTTAAAGAATGAAGGTATCCGTATGAAAGATTTATATACTCCTGCTCAATGGTCACTCATTGACTTAGCTAACAACTATGGACTAGATAAAAAGGAATTTGATGAACGTTTAGATTGGGGCAGAAGTTTACTTGCTGACATTAAATCCTGTAAAGGACTTATGGACTTATCAGCTAAGTTTAATGCCCTCATTAAGAATGCCGATGAGCCTGAATTATTCACTGCATCCTTACTTAACGTATGGGATATTTGCAATGGTAATCCAACAGGCCATTACATCGAACTGGATACAGCTAGCTCAGGCTGTCAGCTACTCTCAGTGGCTACTCGTTGTATCATAGGTATGACAAATACAGGGGCTATAGGTGACAAAGTACCTGACCTGTATAAGCGTATCTACGATTGGATGAAACAAAATCCTGCAATCCAATCCGCCTTATCCCGAACCCAAGTCAAGAAAGCTACAGTGCCTTATATCTATGGCTCAGCTAAAGTCCCTGCAATGGTATTCGGGGATGATATGAAGGCATTCACTGAAGCGTATTACAACACCGTTAAGCGTGCTGAAATCATCAAAAACATCCTAATTGGTGCGTGGAACCCAGCAGCCACAGAATACCATTATGTGATGCCTGATGGGCATAACGTGCTGATTAGAGTGATTTGCAGTCGTGCAGAAACCTTCTACTTCAATGGTCAACGATTCACCTACCAGTACAAGGAAATCGGAACCAAAGAAGTAGGGGAACACGGCACTAAATGCTTAGCTGCAAGGGTAACACATTCATTGGATGCCTATGTACTACGTGAGACTAATGCGCGTTGTGACTACAATCCTGAAGCGTTACAGAACGCTTTGGACAGTATCAATGCCTATCTCAAAGGTGAGTCCCAAACCAGCACTAACTTGGAACTACGACACCTTGCTGAACTCTCTGAAAAGTTTGGCATGGTATCAATTAAGGGTGCTGAATGTGTTACCCGTGGTGGTATGCATGGGATTGACAAGGACTATCTAATATCCTTGGCCTTGATTATCAAGCAATCCCTTAAGCGTGCTCCATGCCAACTGAAGCTTATCCATGATGGCTTCGGTGCCAAGGCAAACCACGTAAATACCTTGAAGACTCATTACAACAATGTGCTCGGCAGTATCTACAAAGGCGTATGGCTGTTCAAAATAATCGAATCCTTAACAGGTATAGATTACACCAGCCAGTTAGACCCTGTTGACCCTAAAATATATTCACAAATCATTAACAACAAGTATGCTATCAACTAATACTTAGTAAAAACTCAGTTTTACACTAGAATAGAAATCCTCCCTCTAAATGAGGGAGGATTTTTTACTTTATAACGCTTTTCTTTTGGTGTTTTTGAAGTATTTTTCGAGATTACTTTGAGGAATCTTACCATATACTGAAATTCCAAATTAACAAAAAGTGTACGATAGTTCGTCTATAGGTTATCGTCCCTTTTTTCGTGGTTTTTCGCCACCTACCATATAGAGAGTATTACCATGCTAAACAAACGCAAAGTGAACGAATTACGTGCTTTAATCAATGCCCATGTGGCTGCAAAAATTGATGAAGCTTCTGCTGGATTTTACCAACCAACGGAAGCAGAGAAGATTATGGAACATGCTAAGACTACCTCTGAAGCATTGAATACTTTCATCCAATCTATCTCCCTAGATGAAGAAGCAGATTACCCTATATCCAACATGCTTGAACTCAAACGTGCTCTAATGCTTGAGTCTGTTTGGTTATGTGAAATCCTCGTTGAAGATATGCCATGGGCATTTAGTGATAGCCAGTCCATTGAACGTAAAGTCATTAGCGTCCAAACCAATGGGGTATGGATGAGCTTGCCCCAAGGCAAACAATCCTTCATGCAGTTCTGTACAAGCAAGCATTGGGTATTTGATAGCACCAACTCAGTAATTATGCTCAGCAGGGACGGTACTCCATTCATCCGCATGACACTGCTCTCTTACCCTAAATTCGGTAAAGTAAAATGAGTCAATTCGAAGGTATTGCCGATATGGTAGTAGGTGCCAAGATAGGAAGCGGGTTTTCCCGTGATGTATATCATTGGGCACCCAACTCTAATCATGTGCTCAAGGTAGCTAAAAGCTTTCGAGGCATCGAAGCTAACATCATTGAATTCTCAACGTGGGAGAGATTAGAAATCAATTCTGAATTCGCCCGTATAGCTAAGCAATGGTTCGCTCCATGCATAGAAATCAGTGGCTGTGGTAGATACCTTATCATGGCTAAAACAAGCCCTGTAAGACCCTCTGAAGCGCCTACAGTGGTTCCTAGTTTTGTCACTGACCTCAAGCTAGAAAACATTGGCTGGCTTGACGGTCGTATAGTCTTCCATGACTACGGCATGAACCTATTCGTAGAAGATGCCATTGCCTGCAAAAAAGCCAAAATAGTTACTAAAGACTACTGGCTCTAATAAGGAACTATCATGAGTAATAGCCAAGCTTACGTAGAAGTGGGGGATGAACTTTTATATGCATCCTCCAACCCTGCAATAAATGACCTTACACCTAATAAGGTCTATACCGTACTCGAAGTACAATTAGGTCTTATTGCATCAATGGAACCAATGATAAATATCATAGATGATAAGGGAAAATCCCGACTACTCTATGCTTACATTGGTTATCGGTTTATCAAAATGCCTAAGCAGAGGAACACCGAATGAATTCGTTATACCTTGTCAGATGCCAGCATCTTCACCATTACTCGTAAAGAAATAAACGAGTATGGAAAAGAATTCACCATTAAATGGGCAGAAATTAAATGATTAAACTCACTCCACTAGAAGACGTTGTATTTAAACCTTTTCATGGGTTTGCTAATAAAAGAGACGCAGAAAACGTTACCTTTACGAAAGGGGTTACTTACTCCTTTCTAACAGCAGCCCCATTACCCAATAACACTACAATTTGCCAAGATGAAAGAGGGCACTATTGGGTATTCACCAATAACACTATTCAAATTCTTGATGAAGAGAAACTCACTATGGAAATTGTCCTCAATCCCCATAACCATCCAGCCTATGTTACCAAGGCTACCAAAGAAGCTATAGGCTGTATCCCTGAAATCATTGAGCGTGCTTACAATGCGTTAAAAACCGCTAAGCCTGCCAATGGTATTGAGTACTCAGTACTCGAAATTGTGAAGGCCATAGAGAGCATTTACGGTGCCCCATTAGAAAGAAAACCATTATATGAAGTACTCAACCAATCCCCTTTGGCTCACTTCAAAATTGGTAATCTATCAGTCTGGCAATATGAAAACAATCGTGTACTGCTGCTAGCCAATAAGCCTTACATGACTGTTATGCTTTAGCCTAAGCCAAGGGGTGAATCATGAAAGAACTCTTCTTAGGATGCATCCTGATAGTGCTCCTGATGTGCATCAATATCAAGCATGACCTCTATTCCCTCAACGAAAAAGTCGATGACCTCAAAGGGGATATTGTCTACTGCGAGTGGGATAGAGGTAACCACACTCTACGAGTGATTAAAGGCACCAAAACTGCTGAACGTGCAAGGAGGCAGATAGGCAAACCAAGTGATAAAGGAGGCTGCTAAAATGGCTAATTTCGATTCAGATAAAATACCCTCTAAGCAAGAATATGCAAAAACAGCTACACAACGCATAAAGGAGGATAGGGAACTAGGGATACTCCCTGACTGGGCGGCACCTAATAAAACCCTTTTTAGTGACTCTATATTGAAACATCTACAAGAGCAGATAGGAGAAGATTATGCTGCTTTAGAACGTAGACTTTTGGGAAATTTTGATACTAATCCATTAGTGTCTTCTTTGCCTACCGTAAGAGCACCGCTGCAATATCATCAACTAAGCAGAGAAGAAGCTTACATAATCCGTAAAGCCCGTGAGCAAGGGTATAATCAATTAATAAAAGCTAATGAATCATTGGCCTGTAACTACGCCCGTTCAGCAGTAGCCCAATTCACATTTAATACACAACCCAAAACATACGACCAATGGATGGCTTTCATTGATAAAGCAGCAAATGAATTAGTATCATTCCTACAAAGTAAGGAATTCACAAAAATGAAATCACCTGCACCCCAAGAGTTTCATCAGTTTATCCATAACCTAAATGGAAACACGATTTATGAGTGTATTGAAAATATGCCCATGCTACAGGAAATAATCCCTGTGCTAGGTGTGAACAGAGCAGAGCTACAATTATTTTATATTTTACTAGCTTCGTGTAGTGTAGGCAGTGGGTTAACTCTTTGTGCAGACAAACCATTAAGGGATGCTTTCCCTTGGTCTAAAAGCCCACAAGGTTACGATTACTGGAATGGTGTCTACACCTTAGCACTCACAGGCAGAAATGTGGATAGTGAATCTATTAAAATTACTGCCCCAGAAAGAACAGCTATCTCTGCTATCAAAGAACAGGATGCTCCCTTTCACCCACTATGCATAAATAACCAACAAACATATGGCCTTAAATCCTATCTATTTAATTACGATAAAGATATGGATAACTGCATGTTTGTCACTAAACGAGTTAAAATGGCACTCCATTTTGCATTAGAAAATAACCCTACTGAAGAATGGACAACACTGGAACTCAAAGATGAAAAGTTAGTAACTGAAGTATTGCCTAGCTTGGCCTTTATTCCAAAAGACCAGTTAGATTGGGAAGAGATTTATACCCGTTACTGGTTCGAATTTATACCTAATACAAAACAAGAAGCCAAAAAACCTCAATGGGATATGTATAACCCTACCCCTTCATCCCCATATATTTCTACCGCTATAGCAATTGGGAAAGATTCTCAAGGAGAAGGGTTTCAGACCATTAATAAGGATATAACCTAATGAGTAGAGAACTAACTCCTCTGGAAAAGTTCCTACAAAACAACTGGTATCTAACATACACCCTAACGGACTTAACCGAAATGGGTGTATTTGGAACCAAGAACCAAGTACGGTACATACTTCGTACAAGTGAGGTTGTGCGTAGGCACAAACGAGGTCACTATCAATTCTCAGCCCTTGGTTATGGTAACTGCACTACGTTGAAAGACCATATCAAAAAGCTGCTGGTATCAGGACAACAGGTATCAACCAACGCTTTAGTTAAAGAGTTTGGGATAGCTAGAAGCACCGTACATAGCATTATCTGTAATCTACGGGCTGAGAGATTGAGCATCATTTCAGATACTTGTTACAGCATTAAAAATGCCCCGAGAAAAAAAGTGTAATCACTTTCTTTTTTTGGTGTCTTTGACATGAGACTAAACAAAATGAAGAAAGTGATTCTACTGAACAAACATCGTGATGCTATTCCCCGAGATGCTGTGTACATCGGCAGGGGAACTATTTTAGGAAACCCTTTCAGCCATATTGAAAGTTCCTTTAAGGGCATCACTAAAGTAGCCTCTAGGAAAGAGGCTTGTGAGGAATATCATAAGCTGTTTCATTCCATCATAGAAGGCAAAAACGATATTCGAAAAGTAACCGTAATGAATCTACTAGATAGCTTGGCCGAGAGGCTGGAAGCTGAAGGAGAACTTCACTTGTGTTGTTACTGTGCCCCTAACCAATGCCATGGTGAAACCATTGCAGCCTATTTAGAAGATAGAGTAAACGGGAAACCGTTATTCAAGGAGCTATAATGAATCTCCAAGTAAAAATCATCCTCGATTTGGTTTTTCTTAAATATGACATAAAGCATGTCAGAATTATTCAATTACCAAAAGGTAATTGGACTCTTCGTAAAAACACTATTTTTGACCCTGCTAAATGGATTACCCAAGTAGAAGGGTTAACTACTAATGCTGGACTGGCTTTAGTTAATTCCATGTTGACAAACCCTGCATTCAGTCATGTCATTACTGATAATCTGGATGGGATGCTTATTAAAACGTATGGCAACCAAACAAAGGTTGCCAAGATTACAGGCATGACTCGAAATACGCTTACTCGTTTCATGCAATTAAATACACCTACTCCACCTGTGATACGTATCAAAGATTCGATATATGTCTATAAAGGTATTGCTACCGATTTAAATTAAAAATACACTTATTTAAGGGTACTTTGTTGGGAAGCATCTGCCCTAAGCCTCTAACGTCTATTCCAATTGCCGTTAGGGGCTTTTTCATTATTATGCTATACCATTGTTGGTTATTAATCCTCGCAAAAGGAAAACGTTATGAAAGTGAAATTGAAATTTTTACCTAACTGCCTAGTCGATGCCGAAACGCACGAACCTTTACCTCTCACCCGAGGTACTGAAGGTTCAGCAGGTATTGACATCCGTGCTGTCATTCCTGAAGGGTATGTTACTCTCGAACCTAACACCCCTCCTCTGCTCATCGAAACAGGCATTGCCATCCATATCCAAGACCCTGAAGTCTGTGCCGTGTTAATCCCACGTAGCGGCTTAGGACATAAGCAAGGCTTAGTGCTAGGTAACAGCGTTGGCTTGATTGACTCTGACTACCAAGGCGAAATAAAAGTCAGCCTGATGAACCGTGGCAGTGTTCAGCAAGTAGTGCATAATGGCGACCGTATTGCCCAACTCTTGTTCTTGCCCGTTATCCCTGTCGAATTCGAAACTGTTGAAGATTTCAACGAAGAAACCGAACGTAACGAACAGGGCTTCAATTCTACAGGTACTGTTTAACAACCACTTATAAGCCTCTAGGTAACACCACTAGGGGCTTGCTTTTAAGGGACGCTATGCCTGATATAATCGATGCAGCCAGCAGGCAAGAAATGTTTTCTTTGGATACTGCCATTACTAATGCACGTAATAGCACTGCTACCAAATTACTCAAAATTGGGGTATGCCATTACTGCTTAGAAAAGGTGGACAAAGACAAACTATTTTGTGATATTGAATGCTCAAATGATTATGAGTTATTGAAGAAAAGAAAACTCTAATTTATTAGGTAACACAAAAAGCCTCTACTTAGGGGCTTTTTTTATTATCGTGTAACAGAGATTCAAGCTATGACCAAGAAAAGAAACAAAAAATATAACCCTAAGAAGAACTTGAACATTGAGCACAATCTCGAAGTAACCAAGTTTAAGCAGGGGTTCAGAAAGATAGGCATTGCCTGTAACTTGCTTGATGAAACTAAATCAGGGCTGTTTATGGAACAGGGTGTACCTCCTATGTACAAGAAGGACATCATGCATATGATGTTCAATTGCAAACATTCTTGGACTATCTATGCAGGCGTATGCATCAAAGAACCAAACGGCAAGAATAAGCTCAAAAGTATTGATATAGGTGTGTCTGCCCCTGTGGTGTTCAAAGACATAACCAAGAGCATCCAAGAAGCTCACAGAGACTATCTCTACTCCTTCACACACATAGCCAACCGAATAGTGGGCTATGGATTCGTTGCCTTCATTTCAGATGAACCTATCGAAGATGAAGCTCTTATGAGAGCGTTCGAACAGATAGGGGGATTTGATGGTGAATTCGTTGGTTATATCAACGAAAAAGGCACTATTGATTTTAAACACGTAGCCAGTGATATGGCTTAACCTACCTAAGAGGCAACCCATGAAAAAACCCGTTTCTATTCAACTGATGATGTCAAAGAAGCCTGAGACATACATTGAAAAACTGACCGCAGTGGAAGCTGTTCTAGCAGGTATCAGTGAGTCATTCCTCGATGACTTCAATGCTGTTACTTTCGCTGTTAATTCCCTCAAAATTCAAAACATCCCATTGTTATTAAGTGGTATTCCCGATTTCGAAAATATCGAAATCCCCAGCAACCATGAAACAATTAGTGATTTCTTAGCTGAAGCGTTGACGTTAGGTGCTATGGACTTAGGTGGAACACCTAAAGACCCCGTGCGTTACCATGCCACAACTCCATTTACCGATGAACAAGTAGCCGCCTATAACGCTGCTAAACAAGCAGTAAAAGCGTTCTGGCTATCCCAAATCCCACGTTTATTCGATGCCACTCATTTGGATTATCTGACCACCTTCCGTATTGAAATGCTTGCACACGCTGCTGAACAAGCACGCCTAAAAGCTTCTCAAGCATTGGATGGTATTGATACCAACAATGTGGTGCCGTTAACTAACTTAATCTTGCGGGGTTCCAATGAAATACATTAATGACTTAATCAACTATGGTGCCAAGCCTGAAAAACAACATGTTATCATGTTTACCGCTAATCGTATTATCCATCCTTCTGGTGTGCTTATCATGGGTGGGGGCAATGCTTTAGCATGTGCTATGGCCTTGCCAGATACTCCTAAACTATTTGGCCGAAAACTGAAAGCCAAAGTGCAGGATTTAACTGTGCATAATCTATTCCATCCTCATCCAATGGAAGTGGAAGCAGGTATTGGTGCCATGTTCACTAAAAACCACTACAAAGACCCGAGCGATTTGCCTACGGTCATCAAAGCTATTGAAGACCTTGCTTCGATAGCCACGAAAGACCCTCATCTTACTTTCCACTTACCCTACCCTGCTATAGGACTAGGCGGACTAACCCGTGAGGAATTGGATGAGCACGTAGAAAAGCTCCCTGATAACGTGCTGGTCTACGTAGTCTAACTCCCTCTCTAAACATCTTGCCCCTTAATTGGGGCATTTGTTTTTCTCTCTTTGGTTTCTAATCAAAGGCGTAACCGTATGAAAGACAGTGAAATTAAAGATTTGAAGGTGTTCGAACACTTCTTAGCAGTACTCGGCAGACTTCAAAACGAAGTGCCTAAAGAACAGCATGTAAGCATTTTGCTAAACATGTTTGAAACAACCATGGGGTGGGTAGACCTCAACCTGACAGAACAAGATAAACGTGCTCTGATTACTGCCATGTATGCAGAAGTCATTACCTATGCCAACAGTTTGCCCGATGTGCTTATTGAAAGCCCTACAGGTGAGCGTTATCCGCATCTTATCTATAAAGATATGTGCGTGCATGGAACTGCACTGAACAAACCCTGTGTGTTCTGTGACTCCAAAGTACCCTTTTAACTTGGTGCAATTACCACTTTACTGAAAGGGGGAATCATGTGTAGACGAACTGACATACTAGACCGCATCCTCAGTAAGGTATCTGAAATAGATACAGGTTTTTCTATTGATGGGAAAAACAGTCCTTGCTTTATATGGCAAGGGGGAACCTCTGGCAAAGGCAGAGGAGGCGGCTATGGCAGAATATCGATAGATGGCGTTACCTCAGCCGTGCATAAGGTAGTAGCTACCCACTATTACGGGTATATCCCTAGTAGTAGGCAAGTTGACCACCTATGTGGGATAAGGAACTGCTGCAATCCTGCTCACCTCGAAGTTGTAACCCATAAAGAAAACCAAAAGCGAAGAGATATTCGCTTAACCAATTCAGAGAAATAATCATGAAAGTAACCAGTACCACCAAAGAAAACTCAGCGGCTGTAGTAGGCTATCAAGAAGTATCAGAAATGACTCTGGCTAACTCGCCTGAATTCATTGCCATATTCCAAAAGAGCTTATATCAATACCACTCTTTGGCTATGGTAAGGGAAACTATCACAAACGGTTGGGATGCCCATATTGAAAAGGGTATTGATACCCCTATCCAAATTGACATCACCGATACCATGTTCACCATCAAAGACTTTGGTTTAGGTATTCCTCACTCACTAATGGGCAAAATTTATGGCACCATTGGGGAAGGAACCAAATCAGGGGATTCTCGAAGTACAGGCGGCCTAGGGCTAGGATGCAAATCACCCCATGGCTATACCGATGCATTCGAAGTTATCTCTTGCTGTAATGGCACCAAGACAATCTATCAGATAGTCAAAGCCTCTAAGCTTACCCAAGGCAGGCCAGCCATTGTAAAAATCATGGAAGCCCCAACCACTGAAACAGGGCTTACTGTCAATATCCCGCTTAAACCTCATGATGCTAGCACCATCGTTAAGTATGCTCGTAACGTAGTATACAGCGGGGATATTCCAGCAGTGATAACCTTTAAGGGCGCTCCTGATAATGAAATCCGTGGTATTAATCTGAGCAGAGAAGCCAATGCTTTCACTGTTCTAATGCCAAGTGATGCTATCCAACTGCCTACAGTAGGCAATAGCCTTAACGTGCGTTACGCTAACATCGTATACCGTTTCCCCGACCTAGAAGGCGTGGAAAATATGGATTACATCACTGCTTATAAAGAAGTTGTCAGCCTGCTCTCCGTAGTCAAAGACGACTGTTATGATTATGGATGCCTTATTATTCAAGCTGCCCCTGATTCACTGGTAGTACACCCTAGCCGTGAATCACTGTCCGTAACTTCTGAAAACATCAAAGAACTCACTAAATTACTTAACACCTTTATCGAAGGGGTGAAAAAAGCAGAAGAGCCTTTATGGACACTGCTGCCAAAGCACATAGAAAAAGTGATTGATGAAACTGATGCAATTATTGGCAGAAGGAAAAAAGAAGGACGCCATGACCGCTATAGTATAGATATTTCTCCATTGCCTAAAGACATGCCATTAACCGTAATGGCGCAGAAACTTTTTAATATAGCTGATTCTAAATTAAAAGAAACTACTTTAGATGTTGTTCACCGTATCTTGGCGTATAAAAGGGTGGATAGCTATGAAAAATTAGCCTTCTGTAAATTGTTCCAATTACAAAATTTAAAGAGCTTTATTAACCCCACTACGATATTTAATCAAAAATTACCTAAAGGGGCTTATTGTGATTTAAACCTTTTAGATGCAGTAATGAAACAGTTGGGAATTGAATTAAGCGAAGTTCCTAAAAATGATATAATCAATGTGGACTTTTCAGATGTGCTTGAATTGTCTTATGGCAAAGCAAGAGACATCCAATTCAAACATTACCCTGATAGTTCTGCGTATTTATTGAATCTAACTGCTGCTAATTACCTTGAACACAATATAGATAGTTCAATGCATGTTATTCCCTTGACCTTGAAAAATGTTCAAAGATTGGGGGAATATAAAGTACCATTGCAAAAAGTGACACCCTTAATGAATAAAGTGGTAATCATAACTGATGTACTGAATACTACTTTCCGCAGAATTCGTGACAGAATCATGTTTGGAAAATTCAAACATAAGGTGGACACTGTTACCCCTTTGGTTATCAAAGGGGATAAAAAAGAAGCGGTTCGTAAAGCTTTAATTGCAGAATTAGAAGCTGAAGGATACGAAGTAGTTGATTTGTTCATTAAGAGCAAAGCAGAACAGCAAGCTCATGACGAGATTGTGAATAAGCGTAAAGCTACTTTAGCTCTGAATAAAGCCAACAAAGTAAAAACTGTTGCGGTTGCCCCACTGCATCTTTCAAAGACAGCCAACGATTCAGTGGTGATGGTTGAAATGCCTGCATCTACAGCAGCCCCTATGGAAACCCCTTCTCTATTGCTTCTGTTAAATAAGAGTGGATTGTTAAGCCCTGAGATGAAAATCTTAGGTGATACAAAATCCCCTTCTATTGATTTATACAAAACTATTTCTGCTTTACAGAAATTAACGAAAAGTAGTGTATATATCACAAAGCGGGCAGTGGAATATCGTAAATGGCTAAAAGCCAACACTTTGCCAAAAGGGCAAAACAACCATGTTGTATCGTGGATAGTTGATGCGATTGAAGAGCTTTATAAGCGTGTTAAGTTACCTAACAACTTAGCTGATGCTCTTTATTTAAGTCACTATTGTAGCTCTCTTTCTTCGGTATTCTTTGTAAGTAATACAGAAGTGGATACCAAGTATGGCAAAATTAAAGTGAGATACGATAAATTTGATTTATTTAGAAGTTGCACCAGTAGGGATGATTTATTCATTACTCTGTTGCTAACTGAAAAAGCACATTCGTTAGTTAAACTTAAGAATTTTGCAATCCTCGATGAAAATTCGGAAGAATGTAAATTCTTGCTATTGTTAAAAGATATTATCCCTTCATTAAAACCTCTGGTAAATGAGTACCCTGAAGAAATGAAGCGGGTACAGAATATCATTAATGATATAACCAAAAAGATGACGTATTCTAAAAGGGTATTAGAATTAGCAGCATTGCTTGAAAATTCAGTGCTGCCTAATTATATCAACTACTCTATGATGAAAACGTTTGCCCAAAATAATGAACCTGATGACGAAACCTTGGTTCCTGTCATTAAACTACTGCTAGATAACTTGAGGAAACAACATGGACAACCAAAAGAATCAGCCACGGCTGATTAAAGTCGTTGCAGCTCTGGTCACTGCCCAAAATGTAACTATCTATGATAGTGAAGGTAATGCCTACATTTATGTTCAAGGCGACCCTATGATTCCCGTGCTCGCGGAAGAAGTCTTTCCAGAGCTGCGGGTAAAGGGTGAGGTGTACTTCAACCTCAACCGTAATGCCCAAGTGGAAAGCAAGGGTGTCTCTATAGAGGAATACGAGAAGAAATCAGGCGTAGCTCGATTCTTTTCAGTTACCAAAAAAGCCTTGGCTTCTCTATTTGGTAAGAAATCCTCTGATGATGCCCCTGTAGAACTCAAAGAGGAATTCATAGGGGATATTAGGCAAGCCCCTATTAACGCTGCTGCAAAAGCCTCTGAGGGCACTCAAACTGTCCCTAATGTGAATGCCTTGGCATCTGCTGAAGAAGTCTCAGAACTCCTCTCAGAAGCTTCTGAAGTGGTTCACTTAGACACACCTAAATCTATCCATATGGATGATGATGCGTGGGACGAAAAAACCAAAGTGCGGGAAGAAGCTAACACCACTGTCATTGCTGTTGTGGAAACCGAAAAAGGGGTAGCTATCATTCCAAATGCTGATGCCTTAGCCTCTCAAATAGCTCATGGTGTTAAAACACATAATACCAAGGGGGTAGATAGGCTCATGCAGCGTTTAGCGGCTATGACGACTAAACCGAACCATTCAGTGCAAGATGTGCTGGCCTTTGTTGAAAAAGCAGATTTACCCTTAACCAATGATGGTGACATCATTATTTACAAACGGGTAAACAAGTGCCCTAGTAACACCAAGATAGATGGTATCACTCTACCTGAACAAGTGTTTAAAGATTGCCATTCAGGCAATGTGAAACAGTGGGCAGGCTGTGAAGTCGTGGTGGATAAAAAGCTGGTGGACTTGGACAGGAAAAAAGACTGTTCCAATGGCCTCCATGTATGCACCCGCACTTACCTATCTACCTTCCATGGCAGTAATGTTCTATTGGGCTTACTTAGCCCTGAAGACATTCTAGCGGTGCCTGAACGTAACGTAAGTAAAGTGCGTACTTACCGCTATCGTTTGTTGGATGTGCTCGATGATGAATCAGCAAAATATGTGCTATCACGAACACCGTCTACAACAATGCCTGACTCTTTAGCATTGATGCTAAACAAGGCAATTAAAGGGCTTTACCCTAAAGCAGCGTACAAGGTAACTATTGGCGGGCATAACGGTAGCAATACCACTTATGCCCCAATAGACCTTAAACTTAAAAATGCTGCGGTAACAACCCCCACTGAGCAACCAGTGGATAAGCCAACTTCATTACCTCCCGAAGTTAAGCAGAATGTCGAACTGGAAGCTGCTTCTCGTGGCATTAACGAAGTGGAAAAAGCTCCGAGCCTGAAGGTGGAAACTGTTGAAGATGCAGCCAAAAAGGATGCCAAGGCAAGTAAACCAAGTAGCCGAGATGAGGTGAAAGCGTTGCTTGCAGGACATACGCCCTCTAACCTTCCCCTAGCCTCCAGCGTTCGTATTATGGAAATTAAAAAACGCACTAAGAAGTCCTTTGAATTCTTAGGAGTTTCTGGCGATTTCGTTAAAGTAATCACCGCTGCAACTAAGAAATAATGGGATGCCCCTCAGTAATGGGGGGCTTACTTTTTATGACTAAAAATCATTTGTACACCGTACTGATAAGCCTTTTTTCTTCGGTTCCTGTCGATTGGGAAACTTACTTCACATGGGGACAGAATGGCACTTTCATAGGACTTAAAACAGGAATAGACTTCTCTTTCTGGCAAGCCCATATGAGATATGCCGTAATTAGCAACGAGACTTTGCTAGTACTGGCTTCTCAAATTTACCACAATCTATTGCTTACTGAGGAGTAAGAATGCAAAAGTCAATCAAACTACGTTGCAGCGTCTGCGGTACACCCTTTGGGTCACTCCCAGAAAACGTAACTGCAAAAGGTGCTATGCAAGTATCAGACTCCCTTGGGGATGTGCATGTTATTGTTAAAGCCGATTTAGAGTTGCTTACTCATAAATTGAGCCATGTAGGCCGTGAAGTGATGTCTCACATGGAAATAACCAAAGACCTGCCTATCAGCGTATGTGAGCAATGTACTTGTGCTATTGAGTCTCTCACTGAGCAAGAACAGGCAGAAGACACACTAACTACCATGTGTCTAAGCTGCGAAGAATGCGGCAAAAACTCTTTGATTACCAATCCACTTACCGTAGTCGCCTTGCGTAAAACTGCACAAACAACTTTAGGGGTTACTCCTGAAGATGTTCATGCGGACTTCCTACGCTGGCCTATGCTAGCTGTAGTCAAACATTGTACTGACCATGCTTTCAGTGTCACTTTGGATGAGGCCAAAGAAGCACTGAAAGATGCTTCTAACGAACCCGTAAATAAGGAGGGCGTATGTCCAGAAACCTTAAGCTAAACAACGGCCAAATAGCTAAGTATATGTATACTGACGATTTTGACAGACCAGTGTACGCTTTAGAAAATGGTCGTCGTGTGGTGTGTGTTAATGGGGACGGTACTTATCTCCATAGCTTATCCCCCACCTATGGCGAGCCTGATACCCCCTTAGTCCATGATTATCAGCCTGTATCCCAAGACTGATAACTGTAAGGGGCAGGTGTATGGAAAGCGAAGAATTCATACGGTTAACCTCTTTCCTGAGCTTTATAGCTAATAGCCTGTTAGCTCAATGTCCTGAAGCCTTTGATGAAATGGCGGAGTTCGCTATTAAAGAGCAGAACTTCAAGTACATTGACCCTAACTTGTTAAGTAAAGATGAGTTAGCTTCTCTTGGCTGTGATGAAATTCAATCAGGGCTGTGGATATTGCCTATATTCATGTACCCCTTCTTGCAAAGTACTTTTGTAGGGGGTTATCATGATTCCCCTAGTACGCCAACCATAGTGGATAAACATCGGAAAGACCCTAATCAGGTCAGAACAATGTTACCCTATGGGGTGTACAAGTTTTAGCTGCTGTCTAGCAATGCGACTGGCAAGGGTAGTCAGCAAGGTGACATAGGGGCTAGACAGTACTCACTGACCTATTAACCAAACCCACTAACCCCTAGGAAACCTAGGGGTTTTTCATTTTCTAATTATCGGAGTAATTCCAGTATGGCTAGTTCAATTGCTTCTCAAAAGAGTGCTATCCAAGTTATTAACCGCATTCTTTCTAACTACCTAAAATCCCAAGGTAACATCCGCCCACACTTTCTATTATCAGGAAAAAGTGGCGTGGGTAAATCATTCATTTTAGAAGAGCTGGCTAAGAAACATGCCATTGCTTTTGTGAACATCAACGCAGCCCAACTTACCCGTGAAGGCATCTCAGGTAACTCATTATCTAAGAGTCTGGAAGGGCTTAAGCGTTTACAGAATAAGCCTGCTATTGTCCTACTGGACGAATTTGACAAGCTGTTCAACGGGGTTAATGGCGGTACAGGGGATGAGCGTTCAGGAGTTCAATCTGAAATCTTGCATATCATCTCTTCAGGTATTGCCCAGTTAATTGGTGATTACGGCCATTATATGGAAGTAAGCACACGGAACATCCTTTTTGTTTTTGCGGGTGCTTTCCTAGGCGAGGAACAGCTATCCCCCGAGAAACTGTTGAAAATGGGGATGTTCCCTGAACTACTCGGACGGGTGAATATCCATGTGCCCATCCCTGATATTGATTGCGCGGATTTGATTAAAGCAATGAAAGCTGACCCATTATTGGCTCAATACTTCTTTGTGAACAACATCACTGAACCCGAGCAGAAAAACCAAATCCAAGATGCCATTGCTATTGAATTGGAAAAACAGTTCAAAAACAACGTTATTGGGTATCGTTTGATTACTCGGTTAATCCACCAATACTTCTTATACGATGGGGTTTTCCCAGTATACGAAGATTCAGTTTATGAAGAGGAAGACCTAGTGGCTACCTCTGAAGAGTTCACCAAAAAGATTGAGTTTGGAGAATAAGCCATGCTGCTATTCCGTATTGACCATAAAGAGCTAGTCATTGAACACACAAATGACCCCACTGCTCAATTACAGAAACACAGCGTTTTCATTCAAGGGAAACGCAGAGACAGGGTAACAGACCGTTACTACTGGACTGACGATATTAATGAGGCCATAGGCAATCTTAAATCTACTGTTGAAAAACAACAGCGTGATTTATATAGCCAAGTAGCCAAATTAAATCAAGCTGCTGAAGCATTGGATACTCAATTACTTCAGCAAATTACCGCTGCACGTAAAGCATTGCAAGATGCTAACGATGACTGTTTCAACTAACCCCTAATCGCATATTAGTTACCCCCCCAGAGAGGCTATAATGATTCCGTTAATTTCACACAAAGACGTTCCGAGCTGGTTCTCAGCAGTTTTATCTTCAGGTCTAAGCCCTATGTTATTAGGCGGTGTAGGTAAGGGCAAAAGCCACTTAGCTCACCAATATGCCGAAGACCGTGAATTACTTCTGCATACCATTTACCTTGATTCCATGTATGAAATGGACATCATTGGCTATGCTTCGCCCAACAAAGAAACAGGTAAATTTGAATACCTGCCTTGTGGTTTATTCCCATTGGAAGGTGAACCACTGCCTATTAACCCCAAAACCAGCAAGCCTTATAAAGGTCACTGTATCCTGTTTGAAGAATTTGGTAACTGTCCAAAGTCGATGCAGGTAGCAGCACAACGGGTAATTCTGGAAAAGTCAGTGGGTTCTCACAAATTGCACGAAAAGACCAGCATTATCCTATTAGGTAACAAAGTCGATTCTGGTGCTAATGCTCTGCCTATTTCAGCCGCTATCCGTACTCGTTGCGGTATTGCCGAACTCAATACTAAAAGTACTGAGTCAGCTATGGAATTTGTTGATTACATGAAAACTCACAACTTCCATCCTTCAGTTATTCGTTGGATTGAAGGCAACTATGATTGGGTTATAGTAGAACACCCTGACTTGATTAATGATGGTGCATCACCCTTCATTACAAACCGTGGTATTGAAGCCTTATCTAACATCATGCACAAAATGCAGGAATCAGCGGATAAGCGTAATGTGCCATTAGTCACTATCCTGCGTAACAAACTGCAAGTGATGCAATCCATCGTTGGTTATGATGCAGGTGCAGACTTCTTTAACTCTGTGCTAGTGCCTTCAGTAGGCTTGGATGAAATCCTAAGCTCCCCAACCAGTGCCCAGATAGCTACTACTACTGCGGATACTCTGCGTATTGTCAGCTTCCTAGTAGGCAATGTATCAACCTCTGCGGATATTGATGCAACCTTGATTTATCTAATGCGTTTAGACCCTGCATTGCGTATGTCTATTGCTAACAAGCTAGTGGTGGCTTCACCTAACCTATTCAAGGGAACCAAGATAGAAGACCTTCTAACTTTCCCTTCTAATTAACCTAGGAGATAGTGCAAATGAACCAACAAAAAACAGATAATTTTTTGCGGTCATGCCTTGATTCCTTAATTGGTAACTTAGATTCAACGTATTATGGACGCATCCTTAGTCATCTACCGATGCTTCCTTACGCTAATATTGACTCCTTTGCTATCAGTCGAGAAGGGGAATTCCTTTACAACCCTGCTCATGAAGACATAGTGCAAAGGAACAAGATAGCCGTATTACGCTCTATGCTACATGAGGGTATGCATGTGGCCTTAGAGCACTTTGCCCGTGCTGAATACGCCAAAGTGGAATCTAACGAAGCTCACCAGTACTTCAATATTGCAGCCGATTGTGAAATCGAAAACATTATTGATAAGGACTTTCCTTACCTACCTGAAGACAAAAAGCACCATGATTGCTTAAAAAATCATGTAGCTAGGGAAGATTGGGGTAACGGTACTGAAGCTATTTACAAGTCCTTGTATGCAGGGGATGGGCAACAGGCTAAACCCCCACAAAACCCTACCTCTGTGCTTCCCCAGTTGAGCGATTTAGGCAAACAGCGTATCCATGCTGCTACACAAAAAGCGGCCAAAGAAGCGGTTGATGCTATCAATGACAGTGCTATGCAGGAGGCGGGTAAGAATACCCTCAATGACCCTACAGGCGAGCAAAGCAAAGGCACTGCCAAAGGAACCAGTTCGGTTTCTGATGGCACCCTGAAGCTGCTAGGTATTAAACGCCCTAAGCTCAACTCGTTTGCTGCTATTGAGGCGCTGTTTAAAAACACCTATGGCAGAGGGGATGCTAAGGACGATAGCACCTTTAACCAACGTCACTTACTTAGAAGAGAGTTCAATGATGAAGCCCTAATGGGAAGGCATCAAAGACTCGACTCTGAGAAAGAAGGACATGTAACCAAATGGCATAATGACGTAGTGATTTATGCAGACGTATCAGGCTCAATGCCCGCTTCTGCTGTCACTAAAAGTTTCGAGTTTATTCTCGAACTTGCCTCTCAGTATGGGGTTAGCCCTATCACAGTCCATACCTACAATTCACGGGTACAGCAGACATTTGTTATTAATTCTAACAGTGATGTGAAATCTCTGAATATTCGTACAGGTGGTGGCACTGATATTGCTCAAGCATTCCGCGAGAAACCTCCCACAAACAAACTTGTATTTGTGCTTACCGATATGGAAGACGCACCAGTCAAACAGTGGAAACACAAAGGGGAATTGGTCTGGCTGATTCATCAGAATAGCTCTACCAACTTCCCTGAATTCGTAGGTAAGCAGATATGCATTAACGACATCATTAAGAAGATATAGCATGAATAGAGCAGCAAATTTAGCTTCCCATGTAGGGGCAACTAAAGACCAATTAGAAGCTTTGAATTTATTCAAATCATGGATAGAAGACCAGCTACTTACTTTAGACCCGTCCAAGCCTTTTATATTAAAAGCAGGGGCAGGCAATGGTAAGAGTTGGGTAACAGCTAATTTGCTGCTCCCCTACCTTAAAACATTCCCTCAAATAGCCTATGCGTTAACTACCACCACTAATCAAGCATGTGATTCATTGGAAGCCATGGCTCAAGATAGTGAAAACACCAAAGTCGCAGCTTTATATACTATTCATAAGTACTTAGGCTTAATACCAAAAGATGGTTTAAAACCCTCAAACCCTGATGGGTTCAAACATTGCCCCTATTTAATGATTTACCCCGTATTGCCCCAAACCTATGGAAAAATACGTGTCATTATTGTAGATGAAGCATTCAGAATGGATGACTGGTTAGTAAAAATATTAAATTATCTACGCCCCGATGATTTGAAAGTATTCATCGGTGATCCATATCAAACACCCCCTATAGGGCTATCTCGTTCTCCTATCGAAGACTACACAGAAAACAATGCAGTAATCACTACTCTGCATAGTTCCCCCCGCTTTACGATGAACACTAAAAATCTTCATCTAAAGCCCTTGGTTAATTTGCTTCGATTAGCAGTGCAATACAAGGAGGAGTCTTTTATAGACTTGCTGCCAACAGAAAGCGTAGAGGGTATCTCTGTAGTCAAAGTGCAAGCGTTGCACAGAAAAGTAGAAGAGTATGCAAAACTAGATACTCCTCCGCCTTTAAGTGAGTTGTGCATTTTGAGTGCTTCTCGTAACCGTGCTGCTTTCTTTATGCACGCTGTCATTACATTGAGAGCCAGAGCCAATAATGAGCCTAGTATCATCCATCCACTTGAAAAGTGTGAAGTAGCCTACACTTTTGGGCATAATGTACCTTACGAGTACAGTAACGGCAAAACAGCTTATTACATCCCTAAGGGTGTAACGATAAATTTACGAAATAATGCACTGGTTTTGGCAGAATGCAGAAAAGCCTTTGATACAAAGAATCCCCAATTTATTGATAAGCTCAATTCTCTTGGGGTTATCTTTCATATCAGTAGAGATAGACGCCAAATCCACGTACTCATCTCCAATATCCAAGAAGTAAAACTCCCTTCTGATGTAATGCGTACCCTTTGGGCAATGGCAGGCGGATTAGGAGTGTTCATCATCTTTATACGCCCCGCATTCATCAAGACTATCCATGCTGCCCAAGGCATTACTGCAAAGGAAGTATGGGTGGACATGAAGAGCATCTTCGATTGGAAAGGGGATAAGGACATGGTTAGGCGGTTACTATACACTAGCATTTCTCGATGTTCGGACAAACTGTTTCTTGTAGGGTAACTAAATGAAATACTTGAATTATTCAAATAATCCTAACAATATCCAGTTAGTCTTTATTGTGCATCCGAACGAATGTTCGGATAAGCATATAAGGGCTAATCTATTATCTCAGCTAGACCCTCTATACCATGACAAAGCCTTAGTATTAGCCCCTGACAATGGCAACATACTTGAAGTAGTGGAGTCATGCCAAAAGCTCAAAAATGTAAAAGTAATAACCACTTATAGCAAAGAAGCTTACAAGCTCCTAAGTGGCAGTAAATCAGTCCCCAAAACCATGGGTAAACTGATGCCTATTGAGAACACTGGCAAGTTTATACAGTATTTCGATTTTAGTTCCCGTGCCCTGTATAACTATGCCAATCTCAAAGTTAACTTAACTTGCCTAGGCCACATTCATCACTACCTAAGCAAAGGTAAACCTCTGTGTACAGAGATACCCAGAAAGCTTATTGCTCCCTCAACCAAAGAAGAAGTGATTAAGGCTTTCAAGTACCTGCTGACTAAACCTGTATTGGGTGCAGACATTGAAGCAACTTCGCTGAAATTCTACAAGGCCGAGCTAGTTTCCATTTCCTTTGCTATCAATGAGCAATGTGGTTACACCTTTCATGTGAAGAACTTCGATTTCACCCCTTACATGGTTATGTTTTTGAAAAAATATCAAGGAAGGATAGCTTGGCATGGGGGTTCTTATGACTTGAAGATGCTTGCTTACAAGTATTTCAATTCAGATAGCCGTGAGTTGTACCGCACTTATGAGGATACCCTCATTTTACATTACCTCTGTACGAATTCACCTGAACGGTTCCCAAGGGATTTAGGTACGCTTGCATTAGACCTCTGTGGCGAATACAAGCTAACCAATGCTGAAATCACCGATATGATGAATGTACCTATTCAGAAGGTGTGTGAATACAACCTAGATGATTCTAGAGCTACGTATTGGCTATATCAGACTTACCGTCATAGGATTCATTCGGAAGAACTCTATACCCGCTTTAAAAATTGGCAATGGTATCTAACTCAGACTGAATTAGCAGGTATGCCTTTCTCTGATAAGGCTATGCAACTAGCTGACCAGAAGCTAACCAAAATGATTGATGAAGCTACCCAAATACTTATGGCAAGGCCAGAAGTAGAACAGGCAATGCAATTAATCAGGGCTGACAAGGTAGCCAAAATCAATGCTAAGCGGGTATCGAAGAAGGAGGAATGGGAATACCCATTGGAATTCAATCCTAACTCTAATGACCAATTAGCTATCCTGATGTTTGATGTGCTTAAGCTCACCCCACTGAGTAAAACTGCTACAGGCAAACCCAGTACTTCAGGGGATGACCTGAAAGCATTGAAAGCCCGAGCACCTGAAAGTACTCATGAAATCTTTGACAGTCTGCATGACATAGCCAAGGCCAGCAAGATGCAAGGAACCTTCATTGAAGCGTTGAAAAACAACTCTCAGGAAATCAATGGGCATCATTACCTATTTGGTAATTATAACTTAGCCAAAGTAGTGAGCGGACGTTTAAGCAGTAGTAATCCTAACCTTCAGAACATGCCTTCAGGCACTGAGCTAAGCAAAGTGTTCAAAGGTATTTTCTCCCCTCCTGATGGTTGGCTTTGGGGAGGTGCAGACTATTCGTCATTAGAAGAACGGGTAAACACCATTCTTACTAAAGACCCCAATAAACGGGCAGTGTATTTGGATGGCTATGACGGGCACAGTTTCCGTGCATTCAACTATTTCCCTGAAGAACTTCAGGAAATTGTTAACGAAGTTAAGCTAGCCAAAACCAAGGAAGAACGAGTAGCAATCATTAACTCTATTGAGACTCGTTATAAAAAAGTAAGAAGCAAAGGTAAGCCGCCTACGTTCTTACTTCAGTACTTGGGTACTGCTTATGGTTTAGTTCGTCAATGTGGTTTCACTCAAGAGGAGGCAGATAAATTAGTGGCTAACTACTACTCTCTCTATCGAGTTTCTGCTGAGTGGCTTGATGCAGAAATTAAAAAGGTAGTGGAAAAAGGCTATGCTGAATTGGCCTTTGGTTTACGGATATACTGTTATGGTATTACTCAAGTGCTATTGGATAGTCCAAGAACACCAAGGGCAGTACAGGAATATATTCGTACTCTTGGTAATGCTATTGGTGGGCAATCTTATGGTCAGATTACCGTAGATGCAGGCTATAAATTCCTAAAACGAGTTTATGATGCAGGTATGGAAAACGATGTTAAATCTGTGGCTACAATCCATGATGCTGCCTATGTCATGTGGAGGGATGACCCTGTTATTACTGAATGGGTTAACCGTAACCTAATTGAATGTATGACAGACTTGTCTGATGTACCTGAGCTGGTTGGAGATATACCTATTCCTGCACAGCTTGAAGTTTTCCTCCCCAATTGGGCTACACCAATCAAGCTCCCTAACAATATCAAAGCAGAAGATATTACTGCCTTTTTAGTAGAGAATTCAGAAGTATGAAGACCTATGATGAAATGCTCGCTTATTTGATGTTACAAAATACAACGTGGTTGTTTATGCCATATCGAGGTTATTCCATTGCATATCCTGCCCACCTTGTTACGGATACGGTATTACCGTACTTTAAAGGGCTGTTAGACTTAGGACATACCCCCGCTTCAGCTACCACTTTCGAAGAAATTTACGAAAGTAGTGCTGAAGTTGTCCAAAGTCATACCCCTACACTCGACTTTGCAGTAGTATTTAACCCCCGCAATAAAAGTTACCTTATTGTGGGTGAAATCTTTACTGCTGTAAGTGATTCCAAAACTACTCACTTTATTCTGAGGTAAGCATGATTACCCTTACTAACCAGTATAACATTCCACTGCCACTTGCTATGTGGCTCTTGAATGACGATTACGACTATAACCCTGACCCTAAAACCTTCTCGGCCACATCGTTAATTAAGCCTACCAAGAAAACGAAGTTATCCTCTGCTGTGGCTCGCTCACCAAGTATCCATTACCCAATGGATATTACTAAGCGTATGGCTGCTATTCGCGGGCAAAATATCCATGCCGCCATTGAAGAAAGTAACCAAGACGCTAATGAGGTTGCTAAGGTAGCCAAACAGCTTGGGATGTTTGTACCTGAAATGTCAGTGGAAAAACGTTTGACTGCCACTATTGATGTTGACGGTGTGACTTACACTATTTCGGGTAAGTATGACATTACCATTGACGGTGAGGTGGTGGATTGGAAGACTGAAAATACCTTTTCCTTTGGCGATAAAACCAAAGAAAAAGAACGTATTATCCAATTAAGTATTTACGCATGGCTCCGTATTAAAAACAACTTGCCTGCAAATATTTCATTCGGTACTTACTACTCCATCTACCAAAACTGGATGCAGGGTTTCCGCGATAAAATCAACAATGATGACAAGTATCCCCATGCTCCTATTATGGGATTCCGAGTACCTCTAATGTCTTTCCGACAATTAGAACAGTGGATGGCTGACCGTATTCGGGAACATCGTGACTTGACCATTGAAGATGTGGATACCATTGAGTGTACCCGCGAAGAGCTTTGGATGGATGAGAAGCCTGTTTATCAGTACTTTTCTAAACCTGATGCTGCACGGGCAAGCAAAAACTTCGATTCGGACAATGCCCGTAATGAAGCTTTGGCGTATGCGGCTGAAAAAGGTTGTGGGGTAGTAAAAGAAAAACCTCAATTTGCTAAAGCGTGTGAATATTGTTTTGGCTCTCCAATTTGTAGTCAGTATCAACGCCTGCTTAACAAAGGATTAATTCAAAATGCTAGTAACGTCATTCCCGTATCATCATCTTTCGGAGAAGATTATTGATTTGGTATGTACTCAGGTACAGAACCAAGACAGGATGTTCTTCCGAATAGAGACTGCTTACTACTTGTGTAAGTTAGCCAGTAATATGCATGTCTCTGTGCAAACTATCACAAACAATAAAATGCCTGTGAATGCTTTTGCTATTGCGTTTGCTGAATCAGGCTATGGTAAAAACTACTCTCAGAACATCATGGAAAATGAAATTTTCTGTGACTTCGAGGAAGAGTTCGTTCACTCGACTTACCCTAACCGTGCTAAGAAATCCATTACCGATTTGGCTATGGAAATTGCAGCTAAGACAGGGGAAGACTCAAGTGATGTGGAAGCGGAATTGCTGACTGACTTTACTCAGAACGGCCATTTCCTCTATGCATTCCCTGAAGGTACTTCACCTGCACTGAAGCAACTATGCAAGTCAATTAACTTGGCTCGCTGTGGTGCTGCCAGTCTTGAGATGGATGAAATAGGTTCAAACCTAACCAACAATGGGGAAATCATTGCTACCTTCCTTGAACTCTATGACGTAGGGTTCACCAAGGATAAGTTGATTAAGGCCACCAAGGAAAACAAGCGGGCAAGACCTGTTAAAGGTTATACCCCTGCTAACGTGTTTGCCTTCGGTACACCAGTCAACGTATTCGATGGCGGTAAGGTAGAAGAAATATTCCTCAACTGGTTAAAAACAGGCTATGGCAGACGCTGCTTCTTTGCCTATGGTGACCTCAACCTTAAGAACGTCAATAAAAAGACCCGTGATGAGATATTCAAGACCTTAACGGACAAGAACACTCAGAACGAAGTTATGGCTATCAGAAAGCATTTTAAACGCCTTGCTGATATTGCCCTTGTGGGTAAGACCATCTATGTAGGGGAAGATGCTGAAAAGTTCCGTATGGACTATCAAGACTTCTGCAAAACCCGTGCTGAGATGATTTCAGAATACCGCCCTATTGAGCGTACTGAAATGACCCATAGGCATGTTAAGGCGCTTAAGCTTGCTGCTGCCTATGCATTCTGTGATGGCAAAAATGAAGTGTCTATCCTGCACTTACAGAATGCCATTGCTATTGCAGAACGTTCAGGGGAATCACTCTACAAAATCCTAAACCAACCAAGGGCGCACATTCGTTTGGCTAACTTCTTAGCTGACTTTGGCACCCCTGTAACGGAAGCGGATTTGGTTGAGTATTTACCTTTTTATTCTGGTTCTGTTTCATCCAAAAAGGACTTGATTAACTTAGCCATGTCCTATGGCTATAAGAATGCCTTGGCTATCACAGCCTACAAAGAGGCTAACGTCATGTTCTACAAGGGAACCAAACTGGAAGAGAACGACCTAAGCAAAGCTATCCTATCGACCTCAACTGAGTTCGCGGATAAGTACACCAACAATACCCCCCCATTCCATAAGTTACCCGCATTCTTTGCATCCAAAACAGGTAACTTCTGTAATCACCACTTTGAAAATGGTGAGGTGGGGAACGGTAGACGTACACGGGATACCACAATAGCGGGCGCTAATATGGTGGTATTTGATGTTGACCAAACCAAAATCAAACCCGAGTTTCTCTCGAAGATTTTAGGTGAGTACAACCACATCATTTACACCACTAAGTCCCACACTGAGCAAGACCCACGGTACAGACTCATTCTGCCATTGTCACATAAAGTCACATTGGAAGAAGACCAGTACCGAGCACTGTGTAAAAACATTGCTTATTGGTTGCCAGTGACTGTGGATATTCCAGCTATTCAGCGTGAACGCAAATACCGCTATTACGCAGGCTCTAAGGTGTTTAGTAAGTTGGATGGTATCAACCTAGGGGTAATGCCCTATTATCCAAATACGCAGCGTTCTGAAGAGCTGGAAACCACCAAAGGTAAGATGGTCTCTGTAGGTGGAATGAAGCGTTGGGTAGTACGGACAGCTACTGAAGGGAACAGAAACCAAACCCTATATCGTTATGCAGCTTTCCTAGCGGAGCAAAAAGTTGGCATTGATAAGATAGAGGCGGCAGTCATTGAAGTTAACGAATTACTTGACGACCCGTTAAGTAGTAAGGAACTTGAAGAGACTATTCTCAAATCGATTAAAGGTAAAAAGTAACCATGGCTAATGACTACATAGTTGCAGTATGTGGTTTAGCAGGTAACGGAAAGTCAGCCTCGTTGGAGTATATTCCAAACCAACAAAGCTGGCTTTACCTTAACTGTGAAACCAATAAACCTTTGCCCTTTGCCCATAAGTTTAAAGAGGTTGTTGTGACCTCTCCCGCGACTTTAACGCATTGGGTAAAAGAAGGTGCCAACAATCCTAAGTGTGCTGGTATCATTATCGACACTTTGACATCTGCCTTGGATATGCAAGAGATGCACGCAAAGCGTGTTGCAGATGACAAATTCCAAATTTGGGATAAATACCGAGACTTCATCCTTGATTTGTTCCAATCAGGGGTAGCCTCATGTAATAAGCCCATCATTTTCCTATGCCATGTGGAAATGGCTAAGGATATAAAAGGGAGGTCAAAACTCGCAATTGCAGTAAAAGGCTCAACAGCTAACAGGGGTATCGAAAGTTTCTTTACAAACATTGTGTTTGCGGATTACGTAGACCTCTCAGACTTGGAAGAATATGCCAACCCAATGCTAAACATCACTGAAGATGAACGCATTGACGAAGGTAAATACGTATTCCAAACCCGCAAGACAGCTATGGGAGTGGGTTTAAATATCCGTTCCACTAAGGGCTTGTGGAAACGCGAAGAGACATTCATTGATAACAACATCATGCATGTCTTAAATAAACTCAAAGCATTTAATGAGGCAAAATAATGGATATTAACAATATCAATTTTGGTGAGAACGTAGAAGACAACACAGAAAGCGTAGGCGGTTGGTCGGCTGATGATAGCGGTATTCAGAAGGTAATTATTACTGAAGCCTACATCACCCAATCCGCTAAAGGTGCTTCTGCGGTAAACCTCACCACCAAAAACAAAGAAGGTGATGAACGTCGTTATACCCTGTATTTCACTAATGCCAAAGGTGAAGTGTTCTACATGAACAAGAAATCAGGTAAAGCAGTGAAATTACCCGGGTATCAACTTTTGGACAACCTGTGCTTGGCTACTTGTGGCAAACCATTTATGGAAGTGTTCAAAGCCAAGCAGAAAAAAACCATTGACCTGTACGATGCTGAATCTCGCAAAGAGATTCCTCAGACAGTGCCAGTGTTGCCTATGATGTGCAAGAAGCTGGTCAAACTCGGTATCATCAAAGTGATTAGCAACGGCTTCAAAAACGGTGCTGCAACCAATGATAAGCGGGAAACCAACGAAATCCATATGGTGTTTAATGCTGCCAATGACCTGACCCCTAAAGAAGTGGCCAATGGCAAGACAGAACCCAAGATGTATAACGATTGGGTTAAGCATTGGACAGGCAATGTTAAAAACACCTACAAGCCAATCGAAGGTGCAGTTGGTACTAGCATGGGGGATAACCCATTCAGTACTCCTACTGATACCTCCGACCTGTTTGGTGCCGAAGAAGAAGGTACTCCTGCTACAGCTTCTAAACAGGCACCAGTACAAGAATCAGCTCCTATGGATGCTGACGAAGAAGACCCTTTCGCTTAAGCTTCCTCAGTGCTAAAGTAACCAAAGCCCCTGTATAGGGGCTTATTACTTAGGGGTACTGTATGAGCACCAAGTTTTACACCCTTTTTTCCCCATTGAAGATTAAGAGGGTACGTGCAAAGGATTTTGCTCTCAATCTGAATATTTACAGGAATGCTCATTTCCACACCCTGAACAGTATGAAGATAGAGTACAAAAAGTTAATGCAAGAACAGATAGAGAAATTACCTACTTTTCAACATCCTATAATGGTGAAGTATGTACTCTTTGTGGGTAACGCCCGTCTCTGCGATACACACAACATCTGCACTATCATTGCTAAATTCTTTACGGACGCTCTGACTGAAATGGGGAAAATACCTGACGATAACTACCAAGTTATTGTCGAAGAACGCTTTGCCTTTGGTGGCATAGATAAAGCCAACCCAAGGGTAACTATTTACATTAAAGAAATCATATAGAGGTAAGCATGTTAGAAATCACACGTAGCGTAAGTATCAAAATTGATGAAGCTGGCCTTAAGCAGCTTATCATTGATAAGGTTGCTGCACATGACCCCAACATTGTGATTAGCGCCATTTCATTTGTGGCTCGCAGAAATCCTCCGACTATCGAAGCGATGATTGAAGCCCATATGGAGCCAATTGATGCCAGTGCTCAATCACCTACTAAAGTTGCCGAAGTGGCAGACAATGGCACCGATAACGGTTGGGATGAAGAAGTGGAGCTTCCTGTCGAAGAAGAAGCGCCTGCAACTGAACAACAAAAAGACCCTGCATCAGCTTTCCTCGAAACGGAAGATACAGACCCATTCCAAGAAGAGACAGCAGCACCTGAAACCGCTGCTAAGAAAGCGGGTAAAGGTAAGCCAAAAGCTGCACCTGAAGTAGCGGAAAACGCTTTTGCGGATGAAGAAGAAGAAGAGGAAGACCCTTTCTTATAAGTAGGTAACTATGTGGAATTTGCTGACAGGTCTTTGGGAACTGTTCTTAGCTATTCTAGTAGTTGCAGTGGGGATAGGACTTATAGTCTTTATCCCCCTGATTCTCCCTGTTCTTGCCTTAATAGCAGGTATCCTAATTGCAATTCCCCTAGCCCTAGTAATCATCAGGGACATTAGGGGAACCAACAAAGATAAGGATAGTTAGAACACCTTGGCTAATGGAAGGGCATTAGCAGCCATGCTAAAACCATCTATTAGTCCAATCTTTCTATTCACATCCACGAACGGAGCAAAAGCATCTAGCGGGGTAGGTATGTTAATTCCTAACATGTCTGCCCCAACAGATAAGCTTAATACCTTGGCAGGATTCTTCCTGAAACTCTTCACAATAACCTTCTGCATCCGTATGAAGTACTTAAAGAACCAAGTAATACCCATATCATTTGTGTACTGCATCGCTTTATGTGGGGGTAAGTCGTAGTTAACAAAAGCATCCATAATATTTTGAATGGCTTTGTCGTGGCTTACTCCCTCATTATTTACTTGGTGGGTATACAATGCATACCGTGCAGCAAAGTCCGAGAATTGCGTAGCTCTTCTCAAAAAGTCGTAGGCTATAGAACCCTGTTGGAAAGTAACCTGCTTAAAGGCTTCTTTCACCCCATCAGGAATGGCCGAAGTCACTTCCTCTAACTTACCAATTAAGCCATGCTTGAACGAGTACAAGTCTTCTTGGGCGCTGGCATCATCGACAATCGTTTGTAGCATACCTGCATCAATCAGTCCTTTAACTGGATTCCTTGCTTGGTCTTGCAACAATTGGTGCAATTTCAAACGCATAGCTGAGGTTGCAATATTGGCATCTACTTTAGCCTGCAAGAAGAATATCTCCTTAGCATTCTTGTTGTACTCCTGAGCAGCAGTGATAGCTGTTATCTGGTCAGACACCGCTTTAATCGGGTTCACATCGTGGAGCAGGAACAACTGTACTGTGTTAGACATGAAGTTACTCGCAAGCACCACAACCGATTTAATCACGATAATGTCTTTAGCCTCCTTAACAATCTCCTGAAGCCCTCTTTCACCCATCATAAGGAACTTGGCTAGGGCTTTGCCATAAATGCTCGTAATGAGCTGATTAAGGGCATTCTTGACCACTTCAGGATAATCATTATTTGGATTCCAAAGATTGGCTATAGTCCATTTACGATAACCAAAGGCTGCATTAATCACATCCTTCCTGACATACACGCCTTCTCTACCAAATAAAGCAGTAGCTTCTTTTTGAGCTTCTTGTGGCATCAAATTCCAAATTTCAGCAAGTTGTTTATCCTTGGCATTAGGCTCAACTAACAAATAGCCCCTAACATTATTGTTCTTTCTGTCATGGCTATACTGGTCATAGAGAGCTTTCATTAATGCTGAGTTTACTATTACAGTATTTTTCTTAACGGTAGCACTCGCTGACATAGCCCCAAACACTTGGTCTACCCTGTTATCCCTTCTGAGTAAAGTATCCTTAACTTCTTGTTTCATAATATAACGATAGTCAATCACTTGTCCTTTGCTGTCAAAGGTAGGGACTAATTCGTTATCAGCCAAAGGAGGGTTAGGCATGAACAACTTCTGGTTATCAATGGCCTTGCCTCTACGAATCTTGTTAATCAAATCCTTCTGTTTGTAGATAGGTAGGGCATTGCCTGCTTGGTTATTAGCATCAAGCACACTCATACCCCGAGCACCTTTACTTGCAAGAGACATTGCTCCTTGCAGGTAAGTAGCTTCGCCCCCGTAGTTGGACACATACATATACATTGGCTCTGCCACTGGGTCATGCTTATCCTTAACGAGAGGTTCCCCAACCCTTTCATAGTTCTGCATCAGCAGCTCATTTTCCATACTCTTAGGTGCAATCTGGATTGACATGTAAGGGTCAGTAATGTCTGTGGTATGGCCTTTGACATAGTTGAACTCATTACCTAAGAAGGTGTTCTTAAGCACTTTGTCTTTCACTACGTTGTGCATAGCCAAAAGGGACTCAACACCGTTTTCCCCTTTACGAGCAGCCTCTCTCTTATACAGATTGCTCATCATCTGTAGTTGCACAGGGTCAACCAGTTGCAAGGCTTCCAGAGTAATCAAGGAATCTACCATAGTCCTAACTTGCATACTCGCATTGGGATTAGGTTCACCAGTACCGAACAGAGTAACGATAGTTGCAGCGTTACTCATAACGTGGCCTCGGTACTTCTGATAGCCTCTAATCATCATGTGAGCAGTGTTCTTGGCTTGGTTAATGAAATACTCATCTGTGCCTTTTGGTGCCTGTTGGCGTATAGCCACTTGCAGCCTAGTCGCCTCATTTTTAACAGCTAGAGGGTTATTCAAGAAGTTAGCAATTTGAGCAAAGCTATAGCCATTAGTTAATAAGCTGGATAAGTCAGGAGCTATCAGTACTTTAGTAGCAGCTACACTTTCTTTATCAGTAAGCTCTTTACCAAACAAGGATTTTACCAATTCAGAAGTATTGGTTTTAACGTTCACTGTCTCTTGGTCGATTAGCTTGTTCTTCGTTGCCAGCAAACTATGAATACGGATATTGCTATCATCAGTCCCTTTTAGGTCTGTCCATAAGGCAGATACAAATCCCTCACGACCCGTAGTCATAAAGTTCTGAATGGTATCCAAACCGAAAGCGAATTCACTTGCTCTACGTTCACTGAGTACCACACTAGAAAGAGTTACAGCAGCATTTAGTATTCTGCGTTTACTCACTTTCTTTTTCATTTTATCGAATGCTTTATCAATCTTAATACGACTGAATTCATTCACAGTATTCAGTACTTTAGAAGCAAACTTAGCAGATTTAATAATCTTACTTTGTAGTTTATTCTTCTCTTTAATTTCTCTGTGACGAATGTTCTTAGCCAATTTGTCTAACTTAGCCAACACAGTAGGTTCATGTGAACGAGTGATAGCTAAGTCATTCAAAAAGTTTAAGATAGCTTCAATAATATTTTTAAGAGTGTCTCTAACAGTTTCCCCTCTGATAGCTTTGCTTACCGCTGGTGGAGTGGTTAGAGTAGCCAATCTTTCCCTGAACGCTTCGTTAGTAGCAGCCAAGGCCATGAAGTTACGCAGATAATCATTAGTCTGAGTATTGGCAAATACTGCATTGTATCTTGCCCTAGCTTCACTTTCAGAACGTGCTCTATCTGCCTCAGTATCAAGTACACTGTCCTGTCCAATAAAGTCACGCCAGCTTAGATTCTTCTTAGCATGGGCGTACATCCTACGGATTTCACGGGTATTCCAACCAAAGTCATTTAAGGCTGAACCAATGATAGTGCTATAGGTTGCATAGACCATGAGTTCTTGGTCACTTACACGGAAGTTGAGAGCAGTCAACAAACCAAAGTCTTTACGAATTTCAGGGTCTAATGCATGAAGTAAAGCAGCATCCTGAGAAGATAAAGTTTTAGCATTATCAGGGATAACCAACAGAGTAGGGTTAATGGCCTTGATAACAGCCTTATTTAATACCTCACGTAGATGGGCATCATGGCTTGCAGTAATGGTATTAGTGTTGCTTTTGGCAATATGGTCATAGATTTGGTTTAAGTCCATATAACGTGTAGCATCATGAGCCACTTGAGGAGAACTTGCTATAGTGTTATCTAGTGAACTCCGTACCTCAGTGCCTGCTTTACCAATAACCATGGCATCAGCAAGTAAATCAAGAAGCATGTTTGAATCTTGAGTTTTCAGCCCGAGCATCAATTTCAATTGGGTAACGATAGCCTTAACAAATGCCCTAATACGGGTTGGTTGTTTACTTAACAAACCCCTGTTTTTAGCATTGGATAAGCCCCATGCAATAAACTCTTTAATGTTGGCTGTAGAGTCAGCATCTAAGAATTCTTTAGCCTTAGCTCGCATCTGTTCAATGTGCTTATAGGCACTAAGCTCTTTAACTGTATGGCCTCCATTCACACCTTGAGTGAGTTGTTTTTCGATACTGGTTAGTCTGCTATCCAAAGCCGCATGAATTGCCTCATGCAAAAGTGTTTCAATAGCCACGCCTGAATTAGGGGAGTGAGTACCTTGCAAGTAGATGACCTTTTCATTGGGTTCCCAATAACCGTATAGGGACTCTGTGCTCATCTCGCCTAGTGAAGTAGCAATCACTTTCTGTTCATTGGCACCTAAGATTCTTACCTGAATATTCGAACCACGAAGATTACTCAGTAATTCCCGCATTGCTTTAGCAGTACGAATATCTGTGAGGTCTTTCAAATTATTCAGAATATCGGCAAGAGGGAACTCAGTACGGCCTGCAATGATAGCTTCTAGCTTAGGCTCTACCGTGGCAACACTTGGTGTCTCTGCTTGAACAGGAGGTAATACAGCTTCTAAGTTAGCTAAAGTCTGGTCAATATCTCCTGTTAAAGGTTCCGTAGAGTCCATCACTGTTTCAATGATACGGGTCTCTAAAGAGGCTTGGGCATTAGCCGCTTCTTCCATAGTGAAGTCACGTACATCCTGCTTCTTACCATTAGCAAACTTAGCCCCACCAGTAACGGAACTGAATTGGTTTACGCTAAGTGACTTGTACAGCACTTGCTTAGCTTCTTGACTTTGCTTATGGGCAGCAGTCATACGAGCATTCAAGTTGTCTATGTAACGCACAAGCATATCAGGAGTAAATGACTGAGCCACTTCAGCATCTTCAAGTGCAATTGGTTTGCCATCGCTATTTTTGTAATGGGCTTTACCATTGATAAGGCTTAACCCATCAGAGTAATGAGCCACAAGCACCTTATGGGCTAGAGCATTAATTTCAGGAGAGTAAGTTTTACTTACTCCACTTTGCATAAACTCTTTAGTGGCTTCCTGTAAACGCTTACTCACTGTGCCCAACAGATTATGGTAAGTCACTGCTTCATAAGCGGATTCGTTTAATGCTGTAGCAGTATTGGCTACGTTAGCAATACGGGTTAACCGAGCATCGAATACGTTTAATCCTAGTGGCTCATCTGACTTATATGCTGCTCTAGCCATGGTTGTAGCATCACCGAAGGCGATGTTTAGAATAGCCATAGTACCAGCAGCAGGAGCTTCGTAACCATCGGTATAGGAGTAGTTGCTTCCTCTGTGGCCTAACGCAGAACCAAGATGGAATGCAGCTTTCACATCTTTATCCGCATTACTTACATTGCTAGTGCCCGAGTATTTGGCAGTCATTACCCCGTTACTGATGTTACCGTAAAAAGAATTGAATACGGGCATAGTATGGAGTAAGGAATTTTTAATCTCATCCAATTGGTCTTCAGACAAGTAAGCGTAAGTGCTTAACTTACCTGCACTTCTCAATTCAGCTAACTTTTCTTTAATCTTGGTTTGATACAAAGCATTGAACATATCAAAGATAACGTTACTGGTTTCAGTGACCAATGCAGTGTTATCTAATTGTTTAGCATACTCATTAGAAATTGCTTCGTTGACAATGGCACCCAGCGATTTACTGAATGAGTACTTAATACCCTTAGCAATGAAAGAGTTAAATTCAAATTCCATCATGTTACGAGGGAAGATGATTCTCATACCCGCAAGAGTACTGATGTCCTGTTTCAACTCATTCAATGCTTGAACATCATTAGCTAAAACAGCTTTCTCAACGGCATCTAATAGGTTGTCCATGACCTTATCTGCCATCTTATCACTACGGCTTTTAGCACCCGATGCATACACAGTAGTAGTAATAGGGTTCTTGACAAAGTTACGTCCTTCAGACGTAGCAGCCAAATCCCCTTCGATAGTTTCCTTAACTAATTCCCCTGTGTATTTCTTGAAAGTAGCCAAAGTACCAAGCATATCTTGGTTAGCTGAATCCTCAATCCATACTTGTTCAGCTACGTTAGCTGCAACAGCCGTTGACTGGTACATATCCATATTACCAGCACGGTTAATCCATTCGTTGTATGTCTCAGTACCATCTAAGAAGAACCCACTCTGAGCTAAACGAATACGAGAAGTTTCAGTTAACTTACCATTCTGCATAGCCAATCCCATTTGGATATGGGCGTTAGCTACACCGTTAGTCACACCATCAAGCTCAAGAGTTACTGTGGTATTGAATTTACCCTCAGTAGCCATAAGCATTTCGGCCAGACCTGTTAACGATTTCAGGGAATGGGTAGCTTCTTCGCCTTTCTCTACTGCATCAAGAATGGCTTGTCTATGGCCGTCAGTAGCAGGTGTACCACTTAAGATTTCCTTAATGGCATAGACACCATTCATGAACACAGGGTCAGCTAACACGCTATCATAAAATGCTAAACTGGCTTGAATTGTCTTCTTGTCTACACCGAAACCTAAACCTTGAGCTACGCCCAACTTGAACAGAGTGAATGATTGGTTTGTATCATTAACCATATCAATTTCACTTGGTTCCATGGCAGTCATATACCGATGGAATTTAGAGGTCTGGAAATTAATATCTGAACCAATAGCACTTGCCCGTAGCTGTTTACCAATACGGTAGTTATAGAAGAATGGAGCAGTAAGATTGCCCGCTGTCTCTTGCATACGAGCTAGGAACATTTCATAACGAGTAATGTCCACTTCAGCAGTTTTATTCTTACCTTCGATAGAAGGGCGTTTACCTAGAATAGCCTTGCTTGCATCCCGTGTGCCTAACATATAAGCAAACCAATTTTTACCTAATTCATTGAATAGCGTATGCATATTCAAGTCTAAGTAATTAGGTACATTGGCATCTTTTTGTAAACCTTCTACAAATTCTTTTGGCGCTTTTTGGCCTTTAGAGCGCCTAATAAAATTGCTCACTTTTTGGGTTTTAGTACCAATCTCTGCTTTAGGTAACTCAGCTTTATTACTGGTTAGGGTAGTTAATAAGCCATTAGTGCCCCCAAAGATAGAGGACACATCTTTAACCCCAAGGAAGCTAGCAACCACTTTAGGGTTGAATGCAATGGATTCAATAGTGGCGTGCGGGTTTTTAGGGTCGATAGTGTAATCACCACCAAGAGCCACTAAATCACTAATCTTATAGCTGGTTACTGTCAGAATACCATTCTCACGGGTAGTTCCATTCAATGCCCCAATGATTGCCCGACCTAAGTCATACTCCATGTTATTCATGATATTTTGAGGCTTAGAAGAATCCTTCTTCATTCCCATGTTCTTAAGGGCAATGGCACCAAGCTTTTGTGCTACGTCAGCGTAAGGGCTTCCTGCATTACCCAAGGCTTCGTATTGTTCCCGAGTAGGTACAAAGTCCTTGGTATCCAAACCAAGTAGGGTAGCAATGCTTGTGGTGTTATCTCCCATCAGAGATAAGCTATTGCTCTCCAAGTATTCCAACGCAGAGATAGCCATAGCTTCGGTGAACTCTTTGCTGAAAGTACCATCTTCCAGTGTGAAGGCGTGAAGTGGGGCAGAGACACTTTGCCAACCACGTTTACTCAACACAGTTTCAGGAGATGGCAGCAAGCTTCTTAAGCGGGCTTCGAATCCTCCCATGAAGACTGGCAGCTTATCCAGTAATAAGCTCTCAGATGGAGTCAATTCGCGATTTAACGCTTCCATTACTGCATTGGTATCTCTGTAATTAATCGCCCATAATACGCCCCGTTTGATGCGTTTAAACAGGGTTACAGGATTTGTCATTAAGTGTTGAGCATCTGCTTCATTAACAAGGTGCTTAGGCTTCAGTCCAGCTCTACTACCTTGGTTCACTGACTTGGTAATAGGGTTAGGAGAAGTATCTTCTTGCTCCTCAGTAACCTGTTCTTCAACAGCTTGCTCCTCAGCAACTTGCTCTTGAACAGTCTGCTCTTGAACACTGGCAGTAGGTTCACTTACTGTTTCAGGCTCAGAAGTTTTTTCTTCGGGCTTGGCTTCAGGTTCAGTTTTATTGACTGTCTCTTGAACCACGGGTTCAGCTTTAGGTGCCTCAGTTTTAGGGGCTTCAGCTTTAGGAGCAGTCTCAGTAGGAGCAGTCTCAGGCTTAGCTGTATTCTGCTTAGGCATGAAAGCAGTCACTTGGTTAGCCAAAGAGGTAAAGGCACTCTTCACTAAATCAGCTTCTTGACGAACACTGTTAACCAACTTGCCAGCATTGGCATCCAAGGTAACAGGGTTACCTTTAGGATTGGCTTTAGTTGGTAGAGTACGGAATCCTGCTACCTCGATACGAGTACCTTTAGGAGCATTCTGTGCTTGCACTAAAGCAGCTTCATACGCCTTGGCCTTGGCTTCATGGTGAGCAGCAAATTTACCTAAGCTAGTTAAGTCTCTTGCAGCAGTACGTAGACTGCCTGAGTTTAAATGCTCAGTAATACGTTGTTGATATTGCTTGATACCTACGAAACCTTCACCACCTTCAATAATGTCTTTTGCTACCATGGCAGAAGACTTAGCAACATCAATTAGTCGATTGAGAATTGCAGTCTCTTTCAACTGTGTAGCACGTTGAGGAGAGATTTTAGAGGAGTTAGCAGCAGCTTCTAAATCTTCAGGGGTTACCTTATCGGTAACCAAAGAGGAAGCAGCAAGCAAGGCTGCATCTTTATCCAGTGTGTTATCTACTGTAGGAGTGGTATCAGTCTCAGTAGTGTCTGACTCTTCATCGAGAGGGACTGCTTGAGTATCCATGTCTGCAAGCTCATCTAACTTTTCAGCAGTCAGACGAGACTTAGCAGCTTCATACACTTCAGGATTAGAAACTAAAGCATCATATTCAGCAGTAATCTTTTCAGCGTTTTCATCTTTAATTTTTTGTAAACGCTTCTGCTCTTTGAGTAATTCATTCTTAGTAGAATTCAGCAGCTCTTTAGCATCTTCACTAATGCCTTCAACCTTGCTCATGTCTTCTACATCCAACAGTTTTTCAGCAGTAGCATCTAAACGGTTGTCGATAGAGGACAGAGCATGTTTAGCAAAAAGAATGGTATCTTCCCGAGTACCTTGGTCAGTTTCATCCTTCTCTAGCACTGTACGGGCATTACGAATAACTTTGGCAATACCCAAAGAGGAAGATAAGTCAGCACCTTTTCTGACTTCAGGATTAACCACGCCTTGCTCAGAAGTAGCTTCATCAGCTTTGGCATCAGCGGCCAATACAGTTTTAGTTGCCTCTTTGGCTACGATGGAAGCCTTAGCTGATTTGGCAAAGTCATTCACTTTACCTACAGCGGTAGCACCACCAGCTAACATACCACCAGCACCAAAACCTGCTACACCATTAGCGAAGATTTCAGCACCATCCATTTTGTCGATGTCTTGCTTACCTGAGTATTCGTTAATAGCCTGCTCAGTAGCTTCTGTAATTCCTTCTTTCGTTGCAGTAGCAGCAATCCCCAAGGCAGTGTCTACCAGCTCCTGAGTGACCTTTTTAGCCCCTTCCTTGAGGCTACCTTGAGCAACGTCTTCGGCCACTTCACCAGCAACTTTAGTTGCATTGCCACCGATGGAGTTGACTACTGCCCTACCCAGTAAACGGTCAGCATAAGTACCCACTGCACCAGCCAGCATAGAACCACTAACCATGATTGCACGGTCAGTACCCAAAGGCATCTTTTTGTACTCCCGTCTGTACATGTCTTCTGCATCACGGATATACGAAGTTCCATAAGCAGCAGCACTTAACGGAGCACTAATAGCAGCCATAACAGCAGTTGGAATAGCTTCAGCAGCTAATTGGGCAGTGCCTGAAGGATTAGTGAATAAGGTAACCAAAGCATCTGCGCCCATCTTATCAGCAGCAGATACCATTTTACCAATACCCGCTAAATCACCTTTTCTGAGTTCTTCAAATCCCTGAACAACATCTTTTTTATTTTCTTCGTAGGTCTTCTTAGCATCAGCCATAACCTCATTTTTCTTGAGGTCATTGGCATATCTTGAAAAAGCATCGTATACGTAAGTACGTGATACTTGAGCATTCTTCTCACCTTCAAAGAAAGCATCTAATGTCTGAGCTTTAGAAGGGGCATCATGGGTAGTCATGTAAGTACCCACACCACGGGTCTTACCAATGTTGGGTTTAGTCAAGGCTTTCTCTGCTTCGGTATAATCTTCAAGCAGATTCATACCAGCAGCTTCTTGCACTTGCTTATTTTTCAGTGACCAATAATTATCAATATCCTCTTGGGTAATATTGGCACTGGCTAATTCGTTTTCACGCCATAGCTTAGCAGGAGCTTGAATCACATCTCCTAAAACGGAAACGGTTTTAGCTCCTGCACTGATAGCTAAGTTAGTGAGTTGGCCTGTGAAAGTGCTTAAATCCGTATCAGATACAACCGCATTGGGAGACTCTGCCCTATCCCTAACACGGGCAGTTTGTGCGTCTAAATAAGACTTGCGAATATCTGCAATAACCGCAAGGTCTTTATTACTGGCCTCTACTGCCGCAGCTAACTTTTGTTCAGCGGGACTTAGAATTTCATCATAAGCTGTATCTAAAGGGGTTTTAGCCATTATCTGATTACCTTAAAGGGATTTCTTAGGTTTAAGAGATTCTTTATAAGCCTGCTCTGCTCTAAGTACCCTAGCGAGTTCCTGTGAATGAGCATTAGCAATAACTGCTTTTACCTTATTTTCCTCTCTCTCTTTCTGCAACACATTAAGCCTGTAATCACTATAGATTTCAAGGTTAGTCTTAATATCCTTAACAAACTTTTCCCGTTGTTTGCTTTTTAAATCCCCTTTACCCCAATCAGAGAAATACCAATCATCACTAATTTCACCGATGGATTTCAAACTCTGGTCAACTACCCATTTAGGCATATTGCTCATAGTGTAACTTTTTTGCTTTTTAACCAGTTCACCATTAACCATTTCACCTACATCAACAGTGAAAACATTTTTATCCCCATTATGAATAATCTTATCTTCTAAGCGTCTTTGGACTTCAGCTACGTCAACTTTAGAGGAATCAAGAGTTTTCACGTAATCAGAAATAGCATCTACCGCAGTACCTTTTTCTACTACAGCATCCAAGTCAACATTGGTAGGATACTTTTTAGCTATCTTTTCCATTTCACTTTGTGCAGTAGCCAAAGTACTCTGAATTTCGAGTACCTTTTCAGGCTCATACTTATTAACAAAATCAGCCATTTTTTGCTGTTCTTGGTTGTATTGAGTGAAGGCTTGATTAGATGCATCCCATTGGTGTTTTTGCTGGCTATTTTGGAAATTAATAGCAGACCGAGTACGGTTAACCTCAGCATCTTTCAAATCAAGTAAATTTTGCTTAGCCTTGGCTTCAGCTTGGCGTACTGCAAGAATACCCGCCTCTGATAAACCGCTGTTATCTAAATCAGCAGTAATGCTATTAATCTCATCCAAAGAACCAGCATCAATTAATTCACTAAATTTCTTATCCAACAAAGGAGTATCCTTACGTTTGGTTAAGTTAGTGTCATATTCATAACGGGTGTTTTCATCCGTCATGATTTGGTTATCCCTTTCCATAAGGGCATTTCTTACTTTGGTTACATCCACACCCTTATTACCAAATTCTTGGTTAAGGGCATCTAATCCATAAGCATTACTACTCAATGCACTTTCCACATCAGCCACGGAGTTCATAGCGTAGATGCGGTCTAGTACCGTTTGAGTATTCTCTTTTTGAATTTCGTCTTCCCTGTCCAAAGCCAAAGAAGAGAGGGCATCTAACCCTTGAGTTATTTGCCTACCTGCGGTAACTCCCAAAGCATTGGCACTAGCCATGTTAGGAGCATCTACGTTACGCCATGTAATAGCCATGCTTAATCCCCTATCTATTAACCTTTAGATACCGCAGCAGCACTTTCCCTGCGTCTGGCTGCTTCTTTCCTATCTTCTAGTTGTTGGTTGTAGTTCATCCAGAATGCTTCTTTCTGAAATGCTGCTTGGTCTTTGGCTTCATTCAATTGCTGGAAACCAAGGACAGTACCGCCAATAGCTGAAAGACCTTGTAAGCCTTTACCAATGGTGCCAAACATCTCAGCATTCTTCCAGAAAGAGGGTTGCTGTTGTTGTGTATTAAACATCGACATACCTTGAACAGCAGGCACATTACTGAAATTGCCCATACCCCCACCATTTTGCTGATTAAAGGCCATCATCAAAGCTTCAGGTGTCAGCATATTAGCTGCACCCCAAAAGTCTGCTGTAGGCGCTACAGGGGCTGTAGGCATGGTGTATGAGGTATTGCCCCATAGGCTGTTATTGGAACTATTGCCCACTGCCGCATTGGTATTAGGCATCATAGAAGGCATACTCCAAAGAGAGTTGTTAACTGTCATATCGACTCCTTACATTACTTGTGTTCTGATTTCATTCGAAGGCATATCCAAAGTGAGGATACGTTCTACGAATGTTGAAGGTGTTTCCAAAGCAAGCACCCCTATATTATCATCATAGGTAGTCCTGTTTATAAATTCTTCAGCAGTTTCATAAACACCCATTGAAGTATCCACAATACCCATAGTATAGGGATTTAATACCCCACTGTCTTTCAACTCCTCAAGTTCATCCATGAGCTGCTTACCATATTCGATAAATTCATCCATATCAGAGTAAACCCCTGATATTTCATCTCCGATATAGTTCTGTAAAGAATTCTGCATAGAGTTGGTTATCTGCAATAAATCTACCGCAGTAGGTAATCTGAATCCCCCTATATCTTTGAAAGAAACATTAGTATTTGTCATGGCTACAGCACTGGCAATAAGTACTACTACCATAGCCAGTTCTAGGCCAATAACGTTAATCAAAAAGTCCATGGCAATATTCACAGCAGCACCAATAGCAATGGTTTGCACAATGAGCATAACCACTTGAGCTACCGTAGTAGTAGACATCAAAGCAGCAGCAAATTGCCCCATACCATAAGCAGTCAGAACCAAGGAAATCACCATGATGATTCCTCGGAATAGCCCTGTTTGATACCACTTCAATTTCTTTTTGACCATGCTATGAAAGACAATTCGAATAGAGTAATAAAGCACTCCATTTGCCTTTAAATTACTCATGCCTTCGCACACATCAATATTTAGAGGAATGATAAAATTATTTTTCTCCTCGTCATCATCATGAATAGCATCATTAAGCGTAGTCTTAATGAACTTACCCCTGCCTTGGGCAGTCACAAAGGATTCATGAATTAGACCATATACTTTGACTGTCTGCACAAATCTAGGGGTTATTTGGCACCTGATAGTATATTCAGACATTTCGTAGTAAGTGTTCTCATCGAGGGCAATACTCGAACCTGTAGAGACTACCCTTTCAAATCCACCAAGTTTACCGTCAGCCACCACCCCTTCATCAATACTCGTAGTGATATAGTTATAATAGACTGAAGCATCATAGTGACTATCTTTAATTCTCACTATGTTAGTCGGTGGTAGTTCGGTACTATAATAATTATTCGAGTAGTTATGTAGCCAGTAATAGAATTCCTGTTCAGTAACTTCTGACCTGTCATAAAGGTAGAGGAAGTAATTAAACAAGTACTCTAAAACATAATCATTGGTATCTTTAATATTAACTCCAACAGTCACGTAAGCATGTTGCACATCGTTAATATCAGGTGACTCATGCACAGCATCTGATAGGGCATTTATATCAATACCAAAAAATTTCAGTGTTCTTTTACTGGTTAGGTATAACTCAGTATCCCGTAAGTTTTCAGCAGTCATATTTACCTTGTCTTCCCTAATGGGTACAACAGGGTAATACTGACTTTCCTCTACCAAAACATCAGGCAGAGTTAATACAGGGTATTGGTTAGACCGTTCATCATAGAACCAAAATTCCATTCCCCCACTGATTTCAGCATACTTATCTAAAGGGTAATAGCAGACATGGTAATAACGACTGTCCAATACCACAGGAGAAGCCAAAGTAATGGTTTCCTTAAACCCTTCTACATATTCCCCAAACATATTAAGATGCTCGTAGGCTAGTTCTATCTGGGTAGGGGAAAGGAAGTCAGCCCAAGCTACTTTCACTGTTACCCCAGCAGCTACCGTATAAGGAGGGGCAGAGACTATGTTAGTGCTAACATCATAGCCACGGTTAGCAGTGAGAAAGGGGAAGGCAAAGCGTAGAGGGTCAGCAGTATCAATAACGTTTTTATAGATGAGCACGTTAAAGCCTAGCAGGCTTCGTAGAAGCACTCTAACGAGGTCATTCTTAGGTTGTTGATAGTTGGTTACCCCTTCAGGTAAACCCCTCGTATAATGCGTTTTAGCGTATCTGCGTAATTGCTTACCTTTCATATGGAGGCTATCCATATAATTGGCAATGAGGTCATTGGCTATATCACGGTTATTCACCACTGATAATTTAACAGAGTCCCCAACGAGGTTTGGAGTCTCATCCATAATCAACGTAGTGGCAGAACCAAAGTAATATTTAGTTCGACTGAAGATACTCATATCAAATGCCTGAAATAAAAAAGAGTCTACTATAAAGACTCTTTTTTCACTAGACCGATTACTGAGTATTAACTAAAGGGGGCAACTCCAATACCAATCTTGGCAACGTTCAGCACCTTATTGATTTCTGAATCTGACAAACCGTTAGTATCCACATTGGCACCATCGGTAGTTTGTCTTACTGTCCATGTATCGACCAGAATTTTAGCCAGCTTCTGTTCTGCGTTCCTGTCAAAACCTTCAGCTTGCTTATCAAATAACAGCATCTGCTTGCCGAGTACACCCTGTACTGTAGATGAAGTACCTAAAGTTTGGGCTTTCTCAGTTTCAATCTTTTGTTGCAATAACTCATTTTCAACATCGATTTTAGTAATGTTTTTATTAATCAAAAGGTCTTGGCTCTTGGCATTAATGATACTCTGCTCAACAGCTTTAACATCAGCTTTGATTTTTAAAATCTGTTCAGTAGCTACCTCAACGTCCTTCATAGCATTGGTAACTTGCTGTGTTGTTAAACGGGTTTGTTGCACTACTTGGGCAACCTGCTCTTGCATCAAGCGGATTTGTTGCTCGGATACTAAAACATCAGCATCCATCTTGCGTATCTGAGCAGCAACCAATTCACTATTTTTCTCAATATTTTTAATCTGGGCATCGACTAAAGCAGTTTGCTTCTTAGTCAGTTCAGACTGTAAAACATATTGAGTAGCTTGGGCAAGAACGGCAGTGATAGAACCAAGGTATACTTGGGTATAGTCTGCACCCGTAATGCGTGATGACTTATGCTCTTTTTCTAAGTGAGCAGCAACAGCACGCATCAAACAATCGAATGCACCATTACCGTCCACTGACCCTTTGGTTAATTCCTCGATAGTGTTATTCACTGCCATGGTCTACCCCTTAAACGCCTTTCTTAGCAGCCTGTACTTGAGCCAATTCTTTCAGCTCTTCAGGTGATAGGTTAGGCAGCACTTCAATGGCGAACTCATTGAATAAAGCTGCTTCTTGCGTCTTTTGCCCGTTGTTGTGTGTGACGGTACGGAAACCCTGATACTTACGAGATTTCATCTCTTGATACAGGATGTTGGGCAAGTGATAACCATCAGGATGCGCAGAAGCAACAAAGGGAACGAACTTTTTAACTGTGCCTAACAGCTTATTACCCACGGAGATAATTTCACCCTGAATATCACGCTTGGCAGGGTTCATACACACAATGCGTACCCGAACTAAGCGCATAGCATCATCAATAACTTGCTGCTCTTTCTCTTGTTTGGTTAACGCTTTAGGGGCAGAAGTTGGAGTACTGCCTTCAGGGGTTTCTTCGGTTGTGCCATTAATTGCATCGTTAACCAATTTACGCATGGTTTCTAACGAAGGATTACCACGCACGGTAATTTTTAATAGGCGTGCTCTGGCTTTTAATGCAGCCATTTCATCTTCAGGGGTATAAGTAGGAGCTGTTTCAGCAGCTTCTAAAGAGGCATCTTCTAACTGGTCTTGAGTGGTTTCGGTATCTGGATTGTTTTCAAACATTTTCATTTCCTTTTAATGGGTGGAACCATATGACTAAATTGAGCTAATAAAATAGGAGCCTATTTCTAGGCTCCTTCATACTATCAGGGATTAACGACGAGCAACAGTTTTTAACAGTGCAATTCGTTCTGGGCGTTGTACTAAAGTACCGTACCACCACTGAATAGACGCCAGACCAGTTTCACCGTAAGGGTCAGTACGGTCTGCGGTTTCTTCGCCATACATCTTGGTGATGATTTTGTACTTCTCACTTTTACCATCAGACTGGAAGCCTAAGGTAGTAAATGAGTCACCGCCTACACACAGCATTGGGAACACATCGTACTTACCAGCAGTAGCCATATAGCCTTTGTTGGCTGCGGTAGCTGTAGCACCAGCACCTGCAAAGTGTTGCATTTCAGGAACTACGATGATACGGAAATGGTCTACTGTACCAACTTCACCACGTAAGGTATTACCACCATCAGCATAGTGCTGAACTGCAATAAATGCAGGGTTGCCAAATGGGTCAGCCATGTGCTTCAGGGTAGGAAGCAATTCACTACCGATGTACAGTGGGTAGCCATCTGCAATCACACGGGTATCAGTCAGGGTAGAA